GCATTATTTATAAGAATATCTTCTAATCCAATAGGCATAATTAACTTACAGTATAAGTTCCAGAACCAAGGGCGCCAGAGTTTTTAGTTCGAAGTACAGTCATACTTACATCAGCGTTATGCTGATTAGTTAGAGTGAATGGTCCAATATAAATTATTGCAGTGCTAGTTGAGCCCGTAGTGTCGCCTGTGTAAATAGGCAGCCCAAGAGGGTTGTTAATATTGTTAACCGTTACAGCAGTCGGATATACCCAATAGACATAATCATACGATCCGTCACTAGATAAACTTAAATTACCAACGCTGCTGTACAAAGCGCTTTCTACTGCGTTAGCTCCTGCTAAAGTGCTAGATGTTGTTACAAGCGTTGTGCCATTAGCATTTGTAAGGCTGCCAAAGTTAATTGCAGTAGTTGAATCTAAAATCCAATACCGATACCGTACAGTGCTACTGATAGATTTGTTTGAAATGCCAGATCCTTGAGAATCTGTAAAACTTGATAACGTTAATTTAGCCGCATTTGAACGAGAGGTAGATGAGCCTGATTGACCTGCAGGAGTAGCGTTAGTTACCAGCAGTGTTCCTGATCGGCTAAAGCTTACAGTCTGAGATGCTGATGGAGTAACAACAGCATTGGTACCATTAGAGATATAAGTGTCTGTAAAAGCCGCTGTTCCGTTATCAGATGAATTGACATTACTAAAGTTTGAAAACGCTACAGTAAAGTTTGTATCTGAGTATGAAGCCCCGTGCTCGTAAGTACCTGAAGTCCAACCAGATAACGTCATTACTGGTGGTTGGAAATGAATTAATAACTGTCGCAACACAGACTCAATAGACGTACCTTGCGCGAATGTCCCAGGGTCTGTAAAAAACAATTGAGTCTCTGTAGGGTCTAAAGATGCAGCTAATGAAGGCCCTGGAAGGTTGTTAATTAAAGTAGTGTTAGCATTAATAGCAGCCGTTAACGTAGTATCTGCAGATGCTCTTGTGGAAGCCTCAGTACTTATGTCTGTTTGAAGCTGTGTAATATCAGTGTCATTGCTTTGAATTGCAGTTAGGTTTGATGCAATGTTTGTTGCATTTGTGCCAATAGAGGTGCTGTTTACATTAATTGATGCTGTTAAAGCATTGTCTGCAGCAGTCCTATTCGTTACTTCAGTAGCTAAATCAGTTTGCAACTGAGAGATATCTCCAGTGTTTGTTGCAATAGACGTAACGTTAGTTGCTATGTCTGCATCGTTGCTAGTAATTTGCCCTTGAAGAGCGGTATCTTCTGCAATACGCGCTGCAGTTTCAGTCGAAATAGAAGCTGTGTTTGTAGAAATACTATTGCTATTTGAAACAATCTCTGTAGCATTAGTACTAATTGCAGTTTCATTATTTTCTACACCATCTTCTAAATCTTGTAAAGCTCCTTTAATCGTTTCATTATCTACAATAATGTCACCACTAAAAACACCTAAGTTTGTACTTTGAGGAGCTACTCCTGTAAGTACAGCCACAACTTCTCCACCTCCTCCATAGTAATTAGTAATGTTTAAAGGAGATACAACTACTGTATTTTGAGTAATCTGCTCTGTAATTTCTAACGAGATAGGATTAACCGTTTGGCTAACAGATACTGTATTAGCTACAGGAGAAGTTTGGGTGATTGTTAGAGAAGCCATTAATAAGCGCTATTATCTACAATTTGAATTTTTCCTTCTAACAATCTAAGCTCTGGTGTTCCCGTAATATCAATGTAATAAATACCTTGAGGAAACGACAAATTTTCTATTTCAGTAGAAGTTATATGGATTACAAAAAGACCATTGGCTAAATCATTTCCAGCTACTGCTGTTAGATCTTTACTTAAAGCAGGTGTTGCATCAAGTCCATTATCCTTAACTGTAAGCATAATTGTACTTCCTGAAAGATCGACAACAGAATCTGTATCGTCTTTGTAAGTAATATTAATAATGAGATCTTGATTTGTCTCGGCTTTAATATGATAAGTTCCAGCTGCCATTATACAAGTGTTATGTCATAAACGTTAGGTTTACCATCTCCGTTGTTTTCAATAATTGTTATTCCGCTAGAGCTAGTCCACCCGTTTGATTCGCTGTAAAAGTTTCCCGTAAAAATGGGAGCTACTGTAATAGAACGATAGTTTGCTTGGTCCCAAGCAATTTCATCTATTTGCTGATACAATCTTTTTTTACGACGGCTGTGCCAGTGCCCTCCTAATAAGACGTTATACTTATCTTGAACGCCGTATTCCCAAAAGATTTTAGCCATATCGTTTTTAGATAAGCCTAAATGATTATGAGTAAGTATATATTGAATGCCATTTATATCTTTAGATATAAGCATAGGATCCCAAACTACATTAATAAACTTACAAGTTTGAGTAAGCATATAAGCAATGATTTGAGCTACTCCTCCCTTAGGATCTAACTCAGTTTTAATTGTAGTTCTGTCATGGTTACCACTTACAATAGATATTCCTTTAAGGTTGTGAACCTTGTCAAGAAAATCTCGAATAATTTGGTAAGCAAGAATAACCGCGTTTGCGCCATGCCCTTGATATTCAAGCTCTTGCCATGTATTAGAATGATTTAAACCTGTAAAAGATTCTATAAAATCTCCTAATAATACTACTTCAACTGCTTCATACTGAAGCTTGTTAATGTGACGAGCCGCTTGATCTAATCGAGATACAATTACATCGTAACTATAGTCTTGAGTAATCTGCAAGTCTTTAACTTTAGCTCCAACATGAAGATCGGCTAAAACTAAAATGCCTGTATTATTGCCTTTGACTGCTCGAGGTTTTAACTCTCTAACTGACTTAAGGTAATCTTCTTTAAGATCGTCTATGTCAACTGACGTAGCCTTTCGAGGTACAAGTTTAAGCTTTACTTGATAGTTTGTATTCTCTCCAGAATCCCAGCTGTTAGCAACCCAGGAATCAACTTCCCATAATTTTGTATCAACGTCAAAGAACTTTAGTGCTTCATCTAAAGTAGTTATGCTTTTAGGGCCTTTATAAAGATATTCTTTATTGCCCTTTCCCTCTAATTGAGATTTATGATGCATTCTGTGCTGAGAGTTAGTTGATGCAGCTTTGTACTCTGAGATCTTTCGCCTTAGTGTGCGATGTTTAACATCAATTTGAGGCTCACTTTCTAATATAAGAGTAGCCAGTTTTCGATTACTCTCCCCCGGCCATTCGTTAATGTAGCGCCGAATGATATCATTTATATTCATGAAGTATAGAACTTCAACCAATATAAAGTAAAATCAAACAAATTCTTAGAACTTGCCTTTGTAAAACGAATGGTTTGCTAAAGAACTACTTGGTTGAGCTTGTTCTAAATCTGCTAAAACTGCTAGCATAAACGTTTTTTCGTTTAAGTCTAGCATAACAATAGCGTCTGCAGCCTTTTTTACTGAAGCGCTTTCATACGTGTTTATTCCTCCATACGTTAACATCCGCAAATAGTATCAGTTCCATTAAGGAAGTTAATTAATGTTTGAACCATGCTGTTTACTTCTGTAAGTATAGCTTGAGTATCAAGGGTTGTCATATTTTCTTCTCTACTTAACCCAATTACTTTGTTGTAAATCAACTCTTGATACGCTTTTGCTTTTACAAACTTCTCACTTAACTCAGTATTAAGTGTGCATTTACACTGAGAATCCAATACTTGTTTAGCTAAAATTACTAGCTTGGCCTCAACAGTAGGGACATGCAGTAGCCATTGTATATCATCTGATGAACTATGAAATGCTTCGTATTTATATAACCCGTCTTTCCATTCACTAATAGTAAAAGAACTAGTAGTACTATCTGCTCCAAAATAATCTTCATAGTTATCTCCACCTAAGCTAAAATATGTTTGCATAGTGGTTAAATCAAAGATAAATGCATCTGACGTAGAAGGAGATTGAGGAAAACTGAAGTAGATAACATCTGTTAAATCTCCAATTAAAGCGTTTAAGTAACTTCCATCTGTAAAATAGAAAGTAAGTCCAGTAGGACTTGCAGTAGTTCCCGAAGGAACACGTATACGTCCTACAAGATCAGATGAAGAAGTAAATTCGAATGTTGTAGCAATATCTGACATACTATTAAAATAAAAGGGGGATGAGAGTCATTTCCCCCACCCCCCTTCAGATGAATTAAAATAAAATTACGCTACCGACCAAGTGGCGATCGCATTCTGATCGTGCAGGACATAAACGATTTCCTGGTCAATGTAACCAGCTCCAAAGTTTTTGTCAAACCGAGTAGTCTGTTTTACAAAAGAAACTAAAGAGTAGCTTGCCGCAGTTAACAATGCTCCAAAATCAGGTTCTACAACTGGAAAGCCAACCCGGTTAGTCCGTCCATAAATATGAGTAGCTATGTTTTTGGCAAACTCAATAGCTTCTTCTTTAGTGTATCCTTTATGAAAAGCAAAGGGATTTTCAGCAATTGAAGCGTCCATATCTTCATTTACAGCAACTTTTAATACTACATCAGCAGCTGCTGTAATTACAATACCGGTAGCATCTGCAGGAGCAGCGGCGTCTAACACACAGGTTAAACCTCTACCATCGCCAGGATTTAATTCTGCTCCGGCTATAGCAGTTACCAACTCATCATAAGTTTCGCCAGAAAAAGTCCTTCTAGGAAAAACTTGACGACCGTCAGTAACATCTATAACAGTAACATGCATAGTTCTACCGTCACTAAAAACAGTATCATTACCCGTTGTACTTGTAGTAATTGTTAGTTGTTGCGCAGTCGCTTGCACATAGTTATCTTCGGTCGTGCCTTCAGGGAGCACAATCAGGTCACCTGATGCCGTACCTGCATAAGTAACACCAACGTAAGCGTTAGTTAGGGTAGTTTCACCCAGTAAGTCAGTTGCAGCTCCTAAATCTTCAGAAGTAGCTACAAAAAGAGATTTTTTAGTATTAGCCATTGTATAAGAGTTTATTCAGTTGTTGTAAGTTCACCAGCCGAAGTTTGATATCTAGGAGATTCAATTGCTTCAATAATTGTTTTCACCGCAATATCAATAATTTCGTGGTGAGTATGTTCAGCTAATTCACTTGTTTGATTTAATTGTAAGTCAATTTGCTGTGGCGTCCTAATATAATCTAACGATATACCTTCTACTATAAAGTTTTCGTTGTTTTGAAAAACTTTAATATCTCGATCTGAAAGAGTAGCTAAAGGAGATGCAGAGGTGCTTTGAGCAAAAGGATCTTGTTGCAAAAAGTGTACTTCATGGTTTGCAACAACTCTAACTGGAACTGTAACTAAAGGGCTTTGTAAAGTTGCAGGCGCACAATTATCCTTGCGTATAGCAGCTCTAATGTTAACTAGATACAGATAGTTTGCAGGAAGGTCATAGTATTGAAATTCAATACCTGCTTGACCGCTGGTTTCATCTGTGTAATCGTTAGTAATTAACAATCTTAAATCATCTAATCTTTTTTGATTAGCTACAAATCCTAACTGTTTTATATCACTATGGCTAAAGGCTCTATCCTTAATAAAACGGTCTTGAGCCCTGTTTAACCAATAGTCAATTTCTTCAGGTAAAAAGTTGTCATATGCAAAACTTCCTACTTTTTGAAGTCCTTGATCTACAGCATAATGCAACTCTTGAACCGTCATACCTGGACTTTTGTTTTAAGCGTAAAAGTCATATCATCCGGAGAGTCACCAAACGGTGAATTTCCATTAGTCTTTAAAGTTTCTAAGTGGCTCTTTGTACTCGCATTGAACTTAACTAAGATCTTTAAAGACTTAAGCATGTCAGCTACATAAGCATTAACCGTAATATGATTATCCCAGGATTTATTTATACTTAGTGGATAAGAAGTTGCAATACTAAGAGTACTTACGTTGCTTAAGCTTAATTCACTAGAGCTTAAAAACATGCGATACGATATTGTATTTGTACCTGCTTGCGTCAAAAGCGTCCAATTACTGGCAGTTATCCAAGCTGTATCTGCAAAACCTGAACTTGGGTCGTAGCCAATATAAACTTCATCAGCAACAGCTGCATCAGATGGCATAAACAAGTGATATACTTTAGGTCTAATACTTTCAGGAATCTTCTTTAAAAATTCTGTAATGTTTGTATCAGCACCAGTCCAGTTAAGAGCTTGAATTGTATTTAATTCAGATGTGGTAAAACCACTAAAACCTCCCATTAAATATTCATAACCTAGTTTAACGGTTCCTAAAAAAGAAATGTCCGTAAGAGCTTGATCATCTGAATACCCTGAAAAAGGACCATTTGAGTTTAACCAAGAGTTAGACCATCTGTTATTTCCAGTTATAGGACTTGCTATAACAGTATCAGTAAAAACATCATAAATAGCTGAAGATGAATTGTTTAAAGGTATTACTTCAAATTCTGAAGGAATTGCGTCAGTATCTAATCTGTAAGGAGAAGCATCTGCATCATATGCTCCAAAGGGTATAACGGAAAGAGACATTGTATCTACATGCGTTTTAACTGTAGCTACTTCTGGTTCTCCTGCTGAAACAAGCGTCCAAAAATCCTCGTTATCCCAAGTATTTACATCCTCTCCAACGTATTGATACACGCCAGGCGTATCTCCAGTTATAATTGCTAAAAACCCAGGTATTTTTTGATATGCTTTAGCATTATCTATAGCATCTTGTAGGGTAGCAAAAAACGAAAGTCCTTTAATACTTTGATCTGTTATGTCAATAACAGGATAGTTTTGTCCAGCCCCTAAACCAAGACTATCAGGAATTGTAATAGGCATAATTAAGTGTTAAAAATTATTGGTGAACTGGTTCCTGGAAATATAGAGTTGGTTTGAGGAGAAACATATGCTATATACTGAATTCTACATTCTTCAGTAGAAGTGCTAAACCCTAACCCAGTAGTCGGATTTGATGATATGTCTAGTTCTACAGCGGCATTTAACGGTGTTGGACTATACGGAAACGATCCAGCACTAGCACCTACATAAGTACTTGCTTGACCGCCTGCTGGCATAAACCAGACTTGTTTATATTCGGTTCCGCCTTCTACCCAAAACGTTGCGCTACCTCCTTGTTCTCCTAGACCAACTGTATGTCCTGTTGCGTATTCTGCTGGATACTCCCATGTAATTGGATCATCATTATCATCTACGTCAGATCCACTATAGTTACCACTTTTAGAATGACGAATTAACGGATAATAACTAGAACCTAAAGCGATTGAAAGGACTGGCCGATATAGGCTTTCTACAACATTCCAGATGCCGCCCTCAATTGCTCCTGCTATATCACCCCATGCGAACGCTCCGCCATCCGCCATGTTTAACATAAACGCAGGAGGCGTCCAAGCTAAACCTGTATTTTCAGTGTTTCCTACTTGATTACCTTCAGTATCATTAAGTTTTAAACCAAACCCAAGCGATAGCTTTGAAACGTTTCCGTTTCCTCCCGCAGCAAATCCATAACTAAAATCAGAAGATGGACCCCCTGCAGTATAATCTGTAGTTACATCTACATTATTTATCAGCCCTGCAGTACCAGTTACAGTTTCAGTAGCTTCATCTACTGGTGCGTAAACAATTTCAGTAATTACTCCTGCAGGGTCCTCGTACGAAAACCTAATTCCACCAATAGTAAGCTCATCGCCTGCCATATTAGTAGTTGTAAAAGGAATTAAATTTTGGTTCTCATCTAATAAAGAAAAACTTTGAATACCTGCAGTTGGAGTACCTTCTAATATTCTTCGTATAATTTCCTCAAGAGAAGTACCTGCTAGAAACACGTCGCCAATATCTATGCTTCCTACAGCTTCACTAGATGTTAAGTTTTCTGATAAAACAGATGATCCCGCTTCTAACTCTGATAAAAATTTAGCAAGCTTAGGGCTACTAACATCAATAGAATTGTGTTTTCCAGATTTACCTTTAGGAGTAAATCTTCCTTTCGAGTTAAATTCCCTTTTAGCCATTAGTCAAAAGCTTTTAATTTAGATTTTATGTCTTGAAGCATACCGCTATTTCGCTTCAATTTTAACGCTTTAACAGCTCCACTAAGCTCTTCACCAATTTCTTCGTCTCCGAACATGTAGGTGTTACCTACTTTTCGTAAAACAGTTTTATCAACACAATCATTAATAAGAGAAATGTATTCTAAATCTTTGTCTTCACAGACTCGAATAAATTCTGCAGGATTCGCATCAACAAGCTCTTCTAATTCAAGCTCCTTCTGATCCTTGTTGAGGAGGTCAACCTTCCGGCCCATAGCCTTCAGAACCTGACTCATTTTTACTTCATCCTCACACACTAATATAAGGTGTTTATAAGCACTTTTCCTAATTCTTCCTTCGTTTACTCTTCCTTCTTCCTTTTTCTTAGGATCAAAAAAGTAGTATCGAGTACCAGAAATACTGCTGTCTTCTTCTTCTGCTACATGCGGATGATTTATTGCAAATCTAAATTTAACAAAATCAAGAGGAGCTTCAGGATTTCCGTCTGGATCCATTGCAATATTTAACTCTACACCTGATTGAGGAACTTCAATTGTAAGCTCTGCATAAAAGCGTTGCACCTTGTGAGCCCACCCAGCTTCAGTAGGACTCATTCCAATTATTGGTGGTAAAATTCTTTTTTGTTCTTCTAAACTAAGTCCTTTCAATAAGGATCCAGAAGATTCAAATACACTTCCAATTCGACGTTTAGCGTCAATGTAAACATCATCAGGAAGGTTTGTAGTATTCTCCCGTCGTAGGAGATAAACGAGTTTATTGCTCATTCTATTTGTTGTTTAAGGGTCTTAATAAGGGGTCTGCTATATACTTGAGCTTAACCGCTGCAGCTTTCGCAGTCTTCAGGAGAATCTAGGTTACATGTTAATTCACCTGAATCTTGTTTATCAGTACTTTCTTTTACCCGTTTAGGATTGAGAAAGCTGATAGTTTCATCTTCTTCGTAGATCATCTCTTTTTTCTTTTTTTCTTTTTCTTCTTAGACTTAGACCTTTTAAGGGCTGCGTCCGTGGGTGCTCCTTTAGTTCCGGGCTTACGCATACTTTCGCCAGAGCCTGCTTTAATACGTTTACGCTTGGCGTGTATGTTATCCCATAATCCTCTAGCCATAATTTAAAAGGTTATAGGATAAAAGGGGAGAGCTGTATTGCCCTCCCCATTTTATCTAATTAGTATTAGCTACGAATGCACTCGAGGTGCAAGCAGTTAGTAGCCCGACGAATGCTGATACCACACTCTTTTAAGAAGTGTACAGCTGATCCATCCACGTCAGTTGCACGCAATGCATTTCCACCAAAACCTGGAGGAACTGAAGCGCCAGCTACTGCCCAACGAACTAACTCACGATTCTTACGAGTAATCATACTCACATTGTTCTCTCCGTCGTATACACTCATATCGAGGAAGATCATCCGATAGCTCTCTAAAGGAAGACCTGTAACGGGGTGACGCTCGCTAGCAAGTGAACGCGCACCGTGATCAAACAAGGGCAAGTGACGCACAGTAATGGTGTGCCCATCAATGTGCTGGTACTGCGTAAAGAATCCACCAAGAGACAGATTACGACCGCTACCTCCAATAAAGGTTCCAGGATCTGTATTCTTAATGTAAGTCTGGTTAGACAGCTCTTCTTTCATAGCATTGTCAAACTCTTCCATGCCACCGAGACCCGTAAAGAGTACGATGTTCATTTGAGAGGCGTCAGAAGCACCATACAGAGCGTCACGAACAACAGACTTTAATTTCGCTGCCGTCAATGTAGAATAAGTATCTACGTTTGGAATCTGCTCAAGCACGCCGCTACCCAGAGGAATTACTTTACCGTTCTCATCACGCAAGTGAATAAGACCGTCAGCATCTCTGTTGTAACGAGAGTACCACAAAGCAAGCTCAGCTTCTTCCTTCCAACGCAACATGTGCTGGTACTCTTCAAAATCGTACCACAAGTTAGTTGAGCGACCACCAACGTTAAATTCAAAATTCACAACGCGGTCAGGCATGTTGCCTTCGTAGCGATATGACTTACGAATTAAGCTAATTTGGTTACGCATTTTGGAAGGCGCGACCCAGTTGCTCTCATTACCACGCGATCCAGAGAAAGCGTTAGCTGCAAAGAGCTGCACAGCTTGCTTATTAGATAAAGAATCTTGCGTAATTGTAGTAGCATTGATGCTAGAAGTTACCATTTGAACCATGTAAGTCCAACCTCCATTAGATTGAACAGGGTCCGCAGTAACTCTTAATTGCGTGTTTGCTGCATTACCAAACTCAATAATGTAATTCTTAACAAACCAACGGTCGTTAAAAGTTACTGTACCACCGCCAGTAGCAGTAATAGCACTATTACCCACGCACATGACGCTCTTGTTCAAGCGACCCATAACAGGGTAATCGTATTCTACATCATTGATGTACTTTACATTTCCCATACCTTCCGTAAGGAAAGAAAGAGGGAAACGCTTATCCTCACGCCCAGAAAGGTGCGTAATTACAGGGGACAAAACGTCCGGTTGTGTAAGCAGAGCATTAGCTAACGAGTTCTCGTCAGTCATGCCATCTGCATTAAATACATCTTCGTATAAACGAAGTTTTTTTAAGTTATCAGACATAATTTAGTCAATTTTAAGTTTAGAGTAAGTCTCGTAAATTAGGTAGTGAGACCGATTTTGTAACACTCGACTTACTACGAGACTTCATCCTAGTCGAAGCGGATGGTTTACTCTGAAGCTTTTCTTTTAAGCTTTTAGTCTTCTGGGTGTTACTTACGTTTTTAGCCAGTTTTGATAAATCAAATCCTTGGTAAATTAAATACTCTAGGGCTAGTGCTGTTTCCATGTCCATACCGGACCTATCTTTATCTCTTTGGGTAACACCAGTTTTCTCAACAGGTTGAGTCATCCAATCATAAAATTGGCGTCTCTGTTTAGTAGGAATTTGCATACCTTTTAACTGTCCATTTTGAATAGTTTCAGATACGCTGTTCCAATATTGAGTTGCTTGTTCTCGTTGCTGATCTGCCTCTATTTTTTGCCTTTCTAAAAGTTGAGACTTATAAGTTTCTTGTTGCTTTTTAAGCTGAGTTAAATATACATCTGCATTGTCCTTCAAGATTCCAGCATCTTCGTATGCTTCAGTCATACGAGTAACTTCTTCCTCTCCGAACCCTTGGGCTCTCATACCATCTTGAACAACTCTCTTTTGTATAGCAATATCATTATCGCTAATTTCAATAGAATTGTAGTCCATTTCGGCTTGCTGTGCTTGGAAATAAGCTTGAGGATCTCCATTATTTGCTCTGTATTGGAAATACTCTCTTACATCAGGGAACTGTTCAAATAGTTGCCCTACTTGCTCTTCCGCCATTTTATTGGCTACTGCTGACGTATATTGAGTTAACCCATCAAAATCATCTGAAAAATCTCCGTCTACGCTATACCCTAACCTTTCAGTAAGGGTATCAATAATAGAAGATTCTGGGTCAGCTTCTGGTTCTGAAACTAATTCTGGTTCAGAAGCCGCAGCTTCTGGTTCTTCTTGAACATTATTTACAGCTTCTGTTTCAGGTTGTTCAGGAGTTTGAACTGCTTCTTCAGGCGCTTCTGTTTGTGTTTCTGTTTCCGCGTCCTCTGCAGCTGAAGTTTCAGGTGTTTCTGCTGCAGGCGCTGGTGCATTATCATTTAGCCAATCAACCTGTTTAAGGTTATCAAGACCAAGTCCTTTGTTTTCTGCCATCTTTTTGAATGTAAGTTATATAGTGTTTTTCTCAAAAGAGATTTAAACTGTTATTTACTATCGGTTTTTCCGTCATTATTATGATCGGTATCCTTGGATGCTGCTTGAATTAGAGCTACTTCTATCTTATTTTGACGGTCTAATTCCTTTTGTTCTGCCTCCATAGTCTTCTCTAATTGAATTTCTTGCATCTTAGCTTGAGCTTCAGCTTGAGTCTTTTGTTGCTCTTGTTGCCCTGCTAATTGAGCAAGTTTTTGCTGCTTGGCTTCAACCTCTTTTGTCAGCTGTTTAATTCTAGAGAAGTTATCTGCATCTAAGATTTCTGCAATAGATGAAGCACCGACTCCGTTTTGAGCCATAGACTGAAGCATTTGACGCATTTGCTCTAGCTTTTTGTTTTCTTTACTTGAGTTTTTAGCAAAGATTCCAAACTCTGTTTCAGAGTAAGAAACTCCTTCAATATCAAGCCAGGCATTACGATAGTCGTCCGTAATGTAATTAATTTGTTTCCCTCGTTTAAAAGCGTGTTTTGACAAGTCTAATAAACCTTGATTCTCTTTTTGTTCAAACTTTTCATACTTCCGGTAAATCTCTTCAGTAATTGCAGTAGATTGAGCAATAGCATCGTTAGTCGTACCCGCTCCGTCTGAGGCCATAATCTGACCTTTTCTTTGACGGCTGATACCTATGAGCTCTTCCCACTCTTCTTTAATAGCTTGAAGTAGTTGTATTTGAGCAGCCATATACTGCCCTAAAGACATGTCTAAAACTTGATATTGGTTAAAGGTAACTCGCTCATTATTCTTTCCTTCTCCTGTAGAATCAATAAAGGCAAACCCCATAGCATCCGCGTAATACATGAATTTCTCTTCGTCCCAACCATGACGTTTAGGAATAGTATTCATTTCAATTAAAGCAATTTTATCTTTGTTTTTAGCTATAGTTAGTTCTAACCGATAGTGAAAAACGTTATATAAAATTTGATAGGGGATACCTAAAGAACATACGCTAATATTTTCAGTATGTCTTTCAGAGTACGCTCTGCCATTGTAGGGCAGTTTGCAGACAGAAATATTTCCCAAAGAGTTGCGTTGACCTACAACTGGCTGTATACCGGCATAGATATCTCCATCAAGCTCATATCCTTCCCATACTTGATTTATCCAATACCACTCTACTGCTTCTCCTTCCTCCATGTTTGGCTTGTAGGTATCTGTGACATAAGACATTTGTTCTATTCCAAACTCGTCTATGTATGTTAGAATACCTACTTTTCTAAAGCTTTTCCAGACGACGTGCAGCACTTCGACGTATCTGTCGTTTTCTCCGAAGTTGTCTGCAACACGCTGCAAGAAGGGAATATTAAAAGAGCCAGAACGGTTCCTAGTATGATCCTCGATTTGGTCAATCTCTTTATCACTAAGTAAATCATAAAATTGGTCTATTACAGCATTAACACTCATAAGTTGACGACGGACTACCCAGTCTCCGTCTTCAATAAATTCTATATCTGGGCTTTTAGAAAAATCAATATTTAAAGGGCTGACAATTTCATATTCAACCTCATCCATGCAAATGCCTTTGTAACTGTACACATACCCTGTTACAAGCCAGTCTAAAAAACCTTTTTGCATTTTATCTTCAAGGTCTAGCTTATCTTTTAAGTAGTTTAAAACCTGCTGACCTACAACAGCTCTTGAGTCTTGATAAGAACTATTAAAGTGGTTTTCTATTTCTTCAGGAGTTTTAGGCTTTGCCTCTGGCATACCTAAATCAACTCCTTGCTTTTGTACTTCTTGAATAAACATTTCTTGGAGATTAGCTAAAATTTCTTTTTGCTTTTCACTCTCCATTTTAGATACAGCATCCGAATTGCTTACGGTAACCATATAGTTGCTAGGGCGTTGTGTTTTTTCTCCAATAAGAAGATCAATAACTGGTTTAATAATATTATAGTTTCGAAGTTTTGCAGGAAAATTACGTTTTTTGCCAGAGCTAGAGTTGTAAGGATTAACAACATAGTTGTAATCACTCTCTCGCATCTGACCATTATAAGCTTCGTAAAGCTTAAGTAAATCGTGTTTACCAGTTGCGCTAAACGTAGACTCTTTAATAAAGCCTTTAACGCAATCGATACCCCATTGCTTTGTTTTTTTAGCAGTGGAGATTTTTTGTTTTGGTATGTGATTGTGTGCCATTAGACAAATAATTCGCGGTCAAAGAACCCGTTTGTACTCTCTACTGATTGCTCTACTACCGGTTTATTATATAAATCAACCATAAAAAACATTCCTATTAACAAAGCAGAAACGCGGTCAAAGTTGCCCTGGTCGTTCCATTTAATGAGCTCATCAATTAAACCTACATCATAAATATTATGCAAGTTTAACTTCCATTCATCCTTTTCGTTTTTACTTCTTTTATCTTTTAACCAGTCCCTTAAATATAAGACAGCCTGAGCTTTACGCTGCTTACTTCCCATAGAAAGTCCGTAATTACGTCCTAAGGACTTTGCTTTAAAGTTATTTGAACGATCGAAAATTTCAACTTCTTCCATAAGACGATGCAGGTTTTTTGTACGTTTTGCGTACGGAATTACCTCACCTCGATCATTTTCAAATCCAATCTTAGCATTATAATATTCTGCTAAATTAAATAGAACTTCATTGTAATCATCCTGAGTTTCAGGACGTCCTACGTATGAAGCTACAATCATGTCATCTGGTTTACTAAAAGGATTAGGACGCTTAAGCACATAAGCCGATCCAAGAGAATTACCAGTAGAAGTATCATGAGCATAAGGGTCATGCGCAATAAAGTATAGATTTGAGGGAACCTGGTCATTTTCATCACGGTATGGAGCTTGATACATAACTACACATCCTGTAATGTCATCACCTCTCTGGTGAGGAAACTTTGATACAGGACGTGCTCGTTCCGAAGGTTTAAACTTTAAACCATCTTTTGTATTTACGAGAAACCCGGCTGTGCCCACATGTTGCATAGATTTTGTGCGGATGATGTGGCCCCTATGATCCACAAGGGCGGCAGTAGGGAACACATTATTACTAGTTTGTAAAAAGGCTTCTCTAGGTTTCCACGGATACTCTGTAATATGTTTATCATAAACTGCGACATCTTTTGTTTCTGTTTTTATTCTTGACCGTTCATTCTCTTCTTGAAACTTGGCTTTGTCCTCAAGGCTATTGCCATCTTTATCAATAAAGCCAATCTTGTTTCTATAAGATGGAAAAAACCAGCCGCAATGAGTCCCTTCTCCTCCATCATCCCATATGTTGCTAACTGGCAATAAGTTATAAGGCGTAGGATTGTAAAACATAGACTCAAAATCTATAGTGCCTCCTTCCATATCACCACCTGTACCAAAAATAATCATCTGGCCTGTAGTAATTCCACCGTCTTCTACAGTTGGACGGGTTGCCATAAATGTGTTTTTCAAATTAGAAAAAGCTCCTGCCTCTTCGAATATTACAAGAGTTGCGTCTTTACCACGCGCAGCATCTGGGTTGTCTTTAAAGGTAATAGCCTCAACCTCAGACTTGTATCCTTTTTCAACGCCTTGTCCGTTTAAATATTCTAAGTAGCTTGCTTTTTTATGATTTTGTTTATCGATCATACTTCGGCGTTTAGCCCATCCTGTATGCTCATTAATAAAATCCATATTAGCCGCAGCCATAGTCATGATGCCCTTTGGGTACAAGTACTTTTTGTCAAACGCGCAAAGTAAAGTGTAACTGTTTTTTACAGTGTTGTAAGTGTTAGTAGTAACTGCTGCATTCTTATATGAAAATCCTTTACGACGTGCCTTTGATACAATTAAATGATGGCCGCCTCCTAACCATTCGTCTTCTACTTTTGTGGATAGATAAAGCTTGTCTAACGCTTTTGGCGTAATGCCATTTCTGGCTATTTCCATTAACCAAAAATATTCGTAATCTCCGTCCCAGAAATGCGGAAATGCAATACTTTTAGTAGCAGATCTACCCTTAATTTCTTCTGTTAGTTTTATTTGACAGTAGTTTAAATAAAAGTAATGGTGTCCCGTAATGGTAGTATCGCCTACAGTATATCCGTTTTTGCAGCGATCTAGTTCTTCTGTCCAGTAATTAAAGAATTCTTGACTACCTGGAGGCGCATCTGTATAGATACCTCGTTTTAAAAACCGACGTGCAGCCTCTCTAAAGTATTCAGTGTTCGCTAGCATCAGTCTTCGAACATTCCTTTTTTACCGCCACCTCGTAACTTGCTTTCTCCGCTTTGTTCTTTCTTGACCTTTTCTTCCAAATCATTAATTACATTAGTAATTTTGGGAAGTTTTTCTGCAATATCCAGCAGTTTGTTTACGTTTTTAACGGCTTCGCCGACCGTATCTACTTCTTCTTCGTCTGCTGCCAGCAACGTTTCAATACGTTGAGTCAGCGCATTAATTGCTTTTTCGGAACTGATTAAAGCTTGTTTTGTCGTAAGTAATGTTTGTACTGTAGGTGTATTTTGAAGTTCTTTATACTTGCTAATCGCAGCAATCATACGCTGCGAAGATTTAAAGTCTCCAGGTAAATCTACATCCTTACAAACTCTAATGTGTCGTTCTTTTTCTTCATACAACTGGTATGGTGACTTATAGTCGTACATGTGGTAGATGTATCCAAACCATTTTGTTGCAAGTTTTTTGTTTCGATCTTTATCCTCTGCTATAAGCTTAGAAAATTCTAGTATAATCTTTATTTCAGGATCAACAATAACCTGAAATCCTTCTAGCTTAAACAGACTCATTTATTCTTTTTTTACCTTTTTCAATGTTTAAGCGTCTCAGCCTGTAAGGATTAACCGAAAACCGTCCAAAATAGGGAAGTCGTATACTTTCAAATAATCCTTTTGCCATAATTTTTGCAATAAATAAAAATTGACTATCTACAACTCCTTCAATCTCCGCAATACTGCTTCCAATCTCCTTTTGGATTTCTTTGTATACCTCGTATTTTAATTTATTTCTAGCCAACACAAATAATTAAAAGAAGTAATAGTAAGGGTATAGCAGCTTTATTCTTCATATGTATCAAAGCTTGGAAGGTATCCTGTTATAGAATAAGTGAGCGTAGGGATTGGATCTTCTGGTAAAGGCCATAAAGGATCATCTCCGCCACCTCCGTCATCTCCTCCATTCTCATCATCATCATCAGGATACCATAGTAAAATAGATATTTCATCTTCGCTAAAACTTATTTCGTGATTAGGGAATATTACACCCTCATCTTTAAACCTTTGGAACTGTTTATCTAAATACCAGAATGCTATGTCCAGCTCCGTAGGAAAGTTAAATTTTACTTCAATCATTCTGGATTTCAAACTCTATGCTAGTTAGCTTTTCTTTAGGACAGACTAAACTGTTGTATTTATATACTCCAGTAATATCCTTGTAAATACATCCTTTGTCTTTTAAAGACTTGATGTAATTATTTAGCACAGCTACATTTTTCATGTTTAGCCGTTTTGCTACAATTTTTCGAGCTAGAGCTTGCCCGCAAACACGTGCGTCGTACTCAATAAACTCTGCTAACACCTTAAGCTCAGTGCCTGTTAGGTTTAGCACGCCGTTGAGAAGCTGTAAGTACTCAACTACATAGTTGTTCTTATTCAGCGCTACTTGAACCTTCAGTTTCGCCATACTTTTTTACGTTATCAATTTTTCTGCTTAAACGTTTTCCAAGCTGTTGTCTAATGCATTTAAGCAAAAGAATAACAACTTGATTTTCTGTGCTAAATCGTTTTTTATTTAATTGGTAAAAACGATCAATTAACATATCAACTACTTCTTCGTTAGTTGTTCCTGAAACATACTTGCCGTCTGCCTTTTCTGTAAACTGAATTTCTTGATACTCTTTGCTTTTAAAATTAAAAAGCTTGTATCGAATCCCCACTTTAATTGCTTCCATTATTACTGTCCTGTCTCTCTAACGTAACATATGGATTTAACATACACAACATGAGCGAAGCGAAAAAATTTCAAACCAATATATTTAATCGCCATCAAATTCACCCAGTGGCTCCATCACTACGTCAATTATAACAATTTTCCCTACTTTATTTTGTACTACTACTACAGAACAACCAGGCCAAGACCACGCTGAATAAACATCATTATCGTACCCATAATATTCGTGATCTAGTATCGCCATTTTTGTAATGTAACAAGTAATCGCCGTTGGAAAGAATAATTGCGCTTGTCAGAATTTAACAATAACTTTATTCATATGCTCGTAGGGGTATCCAGTAAACGAATTCGTAAAATAGAAGCTGACCTCAAGCTTCTTATGGAAGATCGTAAATCCCATCAAAAACAAATTGAAAACTTAATTCAATTGTTTGAGCAATACACTACTGAGTTAGATCGTCGTAAAACATCTTACAAAGTGTTAATGCGTAAGGCAGGTATGGCCCTGTCATTTATCGCCGGGGTATCCCTCCCCCTTTATATATAAGCCCCCCCCCTTTACTCTGGGGTATTGAGTGTGAAGACCACTTAGCGCGGCACCCCCCGCTCTCTCAAGTTCGAGCAGGTCCCCCCCACGCAAAATTAACAAGCAGCGATGTGGTAGCGCAATGCGGACGAGTCAGACGATGTTGTCTGCCCGTAAAATAGAATCGCACTGCGTTCACACACACATGGCAAAAGCCACTAACCTTGCAGCACGCACTACACAGCGCACTGCACGTCTGCTCGACGACACTGAGCGGAAGCAACTCGGACTGCCTGAACTGGCTGACCTGCTGATAGCACCACGTCCTACAGACGTCTATCATCATGCATTGGTCACCAAGGATGGTGCACCCATCGTAGCTGAGGGACGCGAAATACGCGTTCAGATCCAGAGACGAACAACCGTGGACAGTAAGACTGAGTACCATAAGCTTGCATGGTGCGACATCTTGGCTCTTCTCGGTGGTCGGGACTGGCGTCACTTTGCAGCTTGGAAGGGATGGTATAACACTGCTGATGAATCTAAGGCTGTAGCTGAGGTTCAACTACAAGTTGTACTGACTCCTGCACCTGACATGGCTAAAGCGATATGATCGATCCAGTAAGACGTACGACTCGAGTCGGCCCTGATTTGATTATCGAAGAGTTTGACTCGGAAGAAGGTCAATGGATCTGCATTGATGTGAGGCATGCTCCGTGTTGCCATCATTGTGGTGACGATGATCATCACAGTTATGAATGTACAAACAGCGACCTGAACTGGACGCCTGAAGAGTCTGAACTGTCCATTGAGGATTCACCTCAGTATGGAGACTGCTAAGCGAATTTGATTCGCACACCTAGGGGTGGGGATAGTCCTCACCCCTTTATTACCTATAATACACACTAATAAATATGTGTAACGACAATAACCTGGCTGAAAAACTGCCGATCAAAGACACAAATCTTCCTCAAGCTCTAACGCCTGGCTACAATCCATGTAGAAAGTTCTTTCCGGCCTACAGTCCATTATTTGACACGTGGACCAGAGCAGATTATGTGACGTCTCTATCTAATGCTGCACATACTTGCGGTATAAGCATGGGAGAGTTCAAAGAGTGTATGCACACCTTGGTTTGGTATAATCCTGACATCTTCAACAGCTTGCAGTTAAGCATTTGGCACGCGTCTACTACTGATCCTGTACACAGGGTTGCAGCAGACTACAGCGATGCGGCTCTGCATGCACAGTGGCGAGATACTTGGATGACGTATCAATCAAGAGATTGTAAGACACGAACTCGTATCATGGGTGTTGCATCTCAAGAAGCAATGCTAGACAATGAACGGCTTGCAAACTTGCACGCTGAACACTGGTTGCGTACGCTGAACGAAGCACTGAGTAAGTTGCATGTTGCACGTGGATCACAACAGATGTCTCGTGCATTGTTTACGGATCCACACAAGGTGGGTTTTTACCTTGCCAGGTGGTTTGTAATGGAGTCGTATCATAAGCGTGATGAAGGCATCATAAATGCTACTCGAAGTGTTAGCAGAATCTACTCTAAGATGCAGCGTCACGTTAGACAGCTTGAAAACGCGATGTCAGAATCAAATTACGATGGATACATAGATTTGAAGAATGCACAGACCACATTAAATGAGGTTCAGCATGAGATAGAGTCTATGGATAACGTTAAGACTAAACCTTGCGGCTGTCCTCACTGTCAGTGTCAGGATCCAGACTATGTAACTGCTACTAAATCAGCAGAAAAGCTGAAGGAACAGATAGCAATGTTCAAGGAGCTTGGTGGCGATAGAAATACCGAACGGTACACCGAGTTGTGGAATGCATTGCAGAATCAGCTTAATAAGGTGAAAGACATAGTATATGCTGTCAATAGTAAGTCAGAAGTAGAGTTTCTTATGACTGACGACTATCACGTTGTAGGCAAGCATATGGTTTGCTTTATTCACTTGGATTTAGTTCGTATGAGTAACAGAAAGAAGAAGTAACGTGTTTGAGAAAAGCATCACATTTAACCGTGTGGTGTTTTTCTTTAGATATGACTCTGCCATCGCAAGCTCGACAGAGAAATGAAACCACGGCGACAGTGTAGCGCAATCGCGGCACACAGTGTGCTACGGAGCGCAGAAATTCCAAATACCTATACAGCATGGCTGTAGCAACTAACATGGCGACTCGTAAAACTACGGGAAGCCGACAGCTCACAACCGAAGAGCTCAAAGACGTAAGTCACATTGACTTGAGCGACAAGAAAGCGGTTGTGGCAAGACTCACTGAAGCGGATGGCAAGATGCGCCGTTTCTTGGTTGACCCTGCAGATGGTGAGTTCATCACTGTTCGCGGAAAGAAGATTCAGCTCTATGGAGTTGACAAAGACCCAGTCCGTAAGGCTGCGTGGCGGAAGAACGCTACGTGGAAGTGTGCGGATGACGTCGAGGAAGGAGAGGGCACCACGCGTGCTTACCTCGTGTACGAAGTGCCGATTAGCTTCGTAGAGGACGAGGATTGCTGATATTGTCAGTGTGTGTGATAAGCAGGGGAGTTAGTAGCTCCCTTGCTTTTCTACTTAGCGACTAGTTCATTGCAAGCTAGTTTTTCGACTAACTAACTATTTTACTGTCTAACTACCGTAATTAAGCTATGTTTTTTCGACTAACTAGCTATAAAGTTCGATGGTAGATCTTCAAATGAAACCCTCGCTACGTGATAGCAAGACAGAGTGAGTACGGGCCAAGCCATATACCACCTGTTTAGCTATAAATCCATGGCTATACCTTAACTACCTTAGTTATTGTATAGTCTTTTATTAACCTAATAAGTTTTTTATCATGTGCAAAAAAGATAAAGAAGAAAAGCCAGAAGACTTTATTTGCAAAATAACATGCGGTAACGAAGGCACTGCGTGTCTACTTACCTTCACAACTCATTTTACATTACATAGTTTCTTTCAAGCTATCGCAGCTAGCTATCCAGATGTAAATTCTGACAATCCAGTATTGTTACGCTTCTCTGAAGACTATGATGGGTTTCGTATGACCCTTACTTGTACGGGCTATGCAGACAGTACGTTTTCTTTTAACATATCTGATTCTAACGTTGATTCTTTTTGTCAGTATGTTATTGGTGACCCTATTAACTATACTGTCAAAGATGTCTTCATTGGATGTATTCGCAATGAGATGACTAAGGTTACAGGTCGTTATGTTTCACACCTAAAAGAAGAATACCATGTCTTCCAGTAATATGACAGAAAGGAACATCATCATATTTGATTTAGATGGTACTCTTGCTAATGTGAGTGTAAGACGTAGTCTTGCTGACTCTGCTAAAGCTAAAGTATTAGGTGAGGTTACTCATCCTTATGCTGATAAGGAGTTAGTGCAACAGGCTAATGAGGCTTGGTGGCATGAGTGGGAGGGAGTATCCGCCAATATCCAGTATGATAGACCTTCACCGGTTGCTGATATACTGCGTGGCTTCCATATGTTGAATAGATTTCACATTGTTATATTTTCTGGCCGTAATAATCGGCTTCATAATGTAACTTTGCGTTGGTTAGACAAGCATAGAATTCATTTTGATGATTTCTTTATTCGTCCTGCTAACGACATGCGACCTGACGAGGTGTTAAAGAATGAGATGCTTATGTCTAAACCTGAGGGGTGGCGTCGTAGAGTAAGAGTTATTTTTGACGATCGTAATAAAGTCGTCAAAGAATGGAAAAAGCTTGCATTGCTTCCTGAACACAGCTTTTCTCTAGTTCAAGTTGCTGATGGTGACTTTTAAAAAAAAATCCTGCTGCGGCAGGTATGGGACGTGGTTGAGAACTGTGACCGCAGTCGGTTTAGTACCGCCACTCCCATTAAACAGGTGATAAACACAGCCTTAAATGTGTTTGATTTTGGTTGACCATGACAAGATGGTCGTCAGTAGATTGTTAGGGGTAGGGGATCAAAACGTTGGTTCCCTACTGCTACCAACAAAGAGTACATAATTTTGCCACTGTGATGAAATTGGTAGACATGACAGACTTAAAATCTGTTGGACAGTTTGTCCGTACCGGTTCGAATCCGGTCAGTGGTACTAAAACATTTAGCACACCTAACGTGCTTTTTATACTCCTGTAGCACAACCGGATAGTGCAACATCCTTCTAAGATGTAGGTTGTGGGTTCGAATCCCGCCAGGAGTACTTTTATTTTAATATTATGTCAAAGATTGTATCCGTAGCTAAAGAAACTGTCTCTACTAAGAGACCAGGTATTCACAGCAAAACCAAAACCTCTAATCACAAGAGCAGTAAATGCTATCGTAAAAAGTATAGAGGTCAAGGTAAATAAAATCCCTATACCGTCTGATTAGAGTCAGACACTTAGGGCTGGTCAGTTAAAGACCTTAAAACCCATGAGAGGCTATGGTTCCTCTCGGTTTGTCGGTGGTGTTAGCCGAAGTAATCTCCACCTAATGGTACATGAACGTACAAGTGGCCTCTGTCTCATACTCTCTAAAGTTGGCAGAGGCTGCGGATCTCATTGGGGTCTGACTGAGCCTTATTACCCAAATCAGTTACTATCTAAAAGTCCTACGCTAAACAATCGTAGGCATTATTTATCAGTCAAGCAATAGTGTACGTGTTACCGCTTGATGTATAGACCACGTACCTGTCCCAACTTGGACAGCTTAGTCATAGTTAGAGAGAGTGTAGCTGTTATGCCAGCCTACGGGTCGCAGTGCACTCTCTTGTTTTTTCACAAATAAATATGGATAGAGAAACAGAAATTACCGACAAGCTATTGCAGCTTATGAGAGTACAACAGATTAACCACAACCTTGAGAATGAGTGTATTAAGCTGCGTCATGAGGTCGGAAATTTGGAAGAGCGTGACAATGGTCGTCTTATCGAAGATTTGCGCAAAGAAAACTCTGATCTTAGAGGTGAACTCTATAAGCTCAAGGGGCGGGTGCAGCTCATGGATAATATTGTGTATCTCTACGAGGCTGAGAGGTACTTTGATTTCAAAAAGCCACGACTGTCAAAAGTTTGTCGTGAGCTTAATATGGATATGCAGGATGCAGTTGATGTTCTAGCACAAACAGGCCTCATTGAATGGTCTCGACGTGAGACATTCTGTAAACCAAACACAAAGCTGGATATGATGCAGTACTGTGTGTTGAGGTTTATAGATCACAAAAACAAGTAGACATGGACATTAGCAAGACAAAGTTCATCAAGAACTTCGTGTTTAAAAAGATTAGCAAAGAAGGGTCTTACGGTGACAACCAAAGATATATCACTTATCAAGCTTGGCTTCACTTACCAAACAACTACAGGCTTTCGATAATAACCAGCCCTGTTGGTACAGGACTTACTTCAGTTCCTAACACGTATGAAATTGGGTTCTTTTCTAATCATCATCATAATGGGATGATTAAAGCACACAAGGAAGTGTATTGTTTTAACATCAAAGGTGTAGAAAAAGAGGTTGTTGCGTATCATACGACTGCTGAATATCTCACTCTTGAAGATCTTGAAGAATACCTTGTAGAAATCAGTGAGTGGCCTACTCGCACCAAAGAGATGGATATCGAAGAAGGTTATATTGACTCTTAAAATAAATAACCCCTTCGTTTTAGCGCTTGTAGCTCAGTTGGTCAGAGCATCCGACTCATAATCGGCAGGTCGTAGGTTCAAGCCCTACCAGGCGCACCATAAGGTTGAAACGTCAATCTTGCAGAGCAAACAAAACTGAGTATAGGTTTGGAATAATCTTCATGATTAGTTTTTTTGGTTTAGGAGTTTTCCAGTTCTCCTAGCTCTGCTTAAATGAACCCTACGCTACGTTGTAGCAAATATATATAATACACAAACACAAAATAATGCAAGAACTATTTTATGCAGTTGTAGCAGTTGCCATGGCTATGGCTGCAGTCACAGTTTTCTATCTATCGTACAATATTTCAGAAGCTAAAGCTTTGCGTAAAGCGTGCGATCATTGTAATTCTTATCTTAAAGAGTTAGAAGCAAAGAACACTAAGTTAAAATCACAGATAGAAAGAGCAGAAACAAAGTCTGCAATGTACTATGCTGTGAATCGAAGTCTAAAAGAGACTATTGACGTAATCCATACAGATCATAAAACGCTTGTAATCAAGTGGAGTACAGTTGAATCTGCATATCATAAGCTTCTTGAGCAACTGGAACAATTTACTTCAGAGGCTGAAGATCTAAGAGAATTAGAAAAAGACAATAATCAGCTTAGTATATTCTCTCAAATTAATAACGCAATAAAAACCCCTATGGAATAATGATAGACGAGCTTCTTTACGAAGAGGACGACAACCCAGACAAAAACGAAGACTCAACAAAAGAACTATCTAATGATTTAACTACTGTTAAATGGTGTACAGTAGTCCTTAGATCTATTAAAAGAGCTTTTAAAGAGAATCGAACACAGGTTATTTTATCTGATGAATTCCAGGCTACGTATCCAATGGGTGCGTGGCCTATTTTATTAGATCAAATTAGAAAGCTCATGGAAACTATGGAAGACTATGAGCGATGCATTGAAATAGTAGAGTTAAAAGAAGATGTAAATATAAAATTACTTACAGAAAATGTTTCAGAATAAAGAATGGCAACAAAAATTAAACGCTAGCATAAACAAGGGTGACTTCCTATTATTCCTGTCACCTGAAAATACAGAGCGATACGATTTTTTAGTTACAAGCCTTCCCCCAGAGTATCAGCCTCTCATACATGCTGCATTTTACGTGTTTCAAGATGAGAAAATGATACAAGAGTTATACAAGGCGGTGCCTGCCTTAGTAAAAGGTGCAATTAAGTCATAATATATAAAAATAAGAACATGGCTACAACAGAATATTTTAGTGAAGTCGTAGAAGTTTCTAACGACAAGCAAGACAAGAGCGGTAACACTTACCGTACTATTAGAGTTCAGGCAACGCCTGCAGTGAGTCGGACTAATCCGTTTACAAAACAAGAGGAAGTGTGCCCCGGTACATCACGTACGTTTACTGTCAATTCATGGCAGGGCGGCGTTGATTCTCCATGGAATCACATTTTTAACATGCCTGCAGGTACTCCAGTACTTGGAACACAGGTTAAGTTAGATGTGCAACCGTACGAGATTGACGGAAAAACGTTTACCACAGCCACTATTCTCGTTCCTGATACAGAGGATAGTCCCACATGGACACGGAGTTTAGACACTGTGTTACGCTGGGACAACTTTACTCCTGCAGGTAGTTTCGTCCCTCCGATTAATGTTATCGAAGAGACTGCTACAGAAGAAGTTACAGAGGCTTTAGAAGTCTAATTTAACTTAGGATAAAACAAAAACTAGACTAGTGTTTCATAACTCTTGGGGGGTTTTCTAGTTCCCCCTTTTCCTAAAAACATTACAAAATGCCAAACAATACTTATTGTGAAGTAATAATTCAAGGGTTAAACCCTGAAATTACATTGGTAGCAAATCGTTTAAATACTTTAGAAACAGATCCTCACGACCGTGATGGGTTTTTAAAAAGTTTTTTAGATGATCCAGGAGAGGATGCTCAAGGCAGAATAAAAAAAGATGCAAATAACATTCGTTCTCAAGAGTGGGGAACTAAATGGGATGTCTACAGTGTACGCAATGTAAGTTTCACTGAGATTCCTGAAGATCAAAAAAACCACTTTACTTATGACGGTGAAATTGAATGCATTTGGGAATCAGCTTGGTCTCCTCCTATAGAAGGGCTTATAAAGCTATCTAAAAAACATAAGCTTACTATTCAAATTAAGTACGAAGATGAAGGTATGGCTTTTGTTGGCATGTATAAAGTGATTGAAGGTGAGCCTGTCTTTGATTATTGTTTTCAAGGTGATCAAATCATTGAGGGTTTGTATCGAGTATTTGGAATAGACAGGCTGCGAGATTATTTCAAATTTCACTTTGAAAACAACCATAATAGCGCTTTTACATTGCTTACAAACCAAAAGCACTGGATGTCCAGAGACATTATGCTAGACTTAATCAATGATTTTTTGATTAAGCTAAAACCAAAGGACATTAGACCTTTAATACTAGATTAAAATATGATTACAAGAAAAAACTCTCCATATACTCCTGAAATAAACGATTACATACTTAAAAATATGAATTTGCGTTTATTGCGAGGGAGATACACTCGTTATTCCGCAGCAAAAGGTGTAGCAAATGAGCTTCATGTTAAGTTTAAAAAGAATTTTAAAGCCAATGCTATAATGCAAAAGTGGACAAAGCTGAATAATGCAGCTATTCCAGAGCATAGAATCAAATGGAATACTAGTAGACGCTGCTATATACCCTTTATGGCAGGAGTTCAACGCGTTTCTAACATTGATTTAAGCAAGAGCATTGAAAAAACTGTAAATGAAGTCAGGCAACTTACTGATTCATTTCAAGTCTTAAACTATGTCGATCCTAAAAGTATTGAAATTCATTCTACCCCAGGTAGCTTGAAAGTTCGTATTAACATGGATTAATACATTTGTAATGTTAGAGGAGTCTAAATCGGGCTCCTCTACATTACATTAATGTTGACTAAAAAATTTGTCACATTTAGTCATGGAATTTATAAAAGAGAATTGGATTGATTTTACGTGCGCTGTTTACTTTGTAGCAGCCTTTATTTTATTTACACTACTGACATGAATAAAAGTTTTTACTTCCTCTTGTTGCTTACGCCAACTGCGTGCACTGGTCCTGATATTCAAACAGATGTATACACCTATGGATACTCTAATGGTGTAGAAACTTATGAAGGATGGCAGCAATGTGATTTTAAAAGTTGCGAGGAAGTAGAATGTTGTATAACTTCAAACATAGATGGAGCTATTATAACCTATGCTCCGTACGGGTACGATAGTTTAGTCATACAAATAGACTGTTGGACTAATGAGTGCCCAGACACAGTTTACACACATCTATACAACTGATGAACAAGAGAGATTTAAGTAGTATTGACACTATTGTCATTCATACTACTGCAACCCAAGAGAATCAAGAGGTTACTATCGAACAAATCGATATGTGGCACAAAAAGAGAGGATGGGACATGGTGGGTTACCACTATGTTGTAGATCTGCAAGGTAAAGTTCATAAAGGCAGATGTATTACTCAAGTTGGAGCCCATGTTAAAGGGCACAACAAAACGAGTATAGGCATTTGCTATGTAGGAGGCCTTGATGAGAATGGAGACGCCAAAGACACTCTTAGGCCTATTCAAAAAAATGCTATTGGCTTTATGCTTTTAGCTTTAAAAGCGGTCTTGCAGCAACCTATGGTTGTAAAAGGCCATAAAGAATTCACTAATAAAGCATGTCCATGTTTCGAAGTAAAAGACAAATTTGCATGGGAAATAGAGCAGTTAGCTATGGAGTAATATCCTTTTGTTTACTGTTTTTCTCTTCCTGTTACATACAACGTGAGCCCTGTCCTGCTTATGTAGATGACGCTGTGCCTGCGGGTACATATGACTACAATGGACCTTACGAATGTTCTAGATGGTACGAGCATAGATACGGATGGATTTGGAGTTCCGACAGCAAAGACGATGCTTTGTATCTCTGGTGGGAAATAACTCAACGTCCTATGTACTTTGAACAAGACGGAGAGTTTCGTTTTACAGTACGTTCTGACGACCAATTCGAATATAACTTCTTCGCGTTAGTAGAAAGCGCTAGCTGGCAAGACACTATTGGTCACATGCAGTATTACATTACTACTGATAGGGCTCGTAAATATTGGGACAAAGTACCACTATGATATACTTAGTGTCACCTCAACAAATTATACTGACAGACGTAGTAAAACAAATTACAGCGTCTGAAGCGCACCGAATACTAAAAGATGCAACCTACCTTCAAGTAGATTGTGAGACTACAGGCTTAAATCATATTGAGAATAAGCTGTTATTAATCCAAGTTGGTACAGCTGAACACCAAGTATTATGGGATGTTCGAGATGAAATGTATCTAACGTTACGATTAATCTTAGAAGATCGTCGAATCAAAATATTGCACAATGCAAGTTTTGACTACAAATTTCTCAGACAAGCTGATATTCAGCTTTTTAAAGTCTGGGATACCCTTGTAGTAGAAAAGTTATTACATAACGGAGAAACAACTCCTAGAGGGTTTTTTAGGCTAATTAACCTAGTAGATCGTTATGAAAATGTAGAATTAAATAAAGAGCAACAAAAAAGTTTTATAGATCATGGAGGAGAATTTAGTATGGATCAGCTCGTATATGCAGCTAACGACGTTCGATATCTGGAGTCAATACGAGAACAACAGCTTAAGCACTTAAAACAAAACGCTTTACTACAATGTGCTAAACTTGAGTGTGAAGCTGTGCTTGCTTTTGCTGACATTGAATACAATGGCATGACTGTTAATAGAGAAGCATGGCTTAATCTAGCTAACAAGGCCAAAGACAATGCTGTTTCTAGCCAATCTAAATTGAATCAGATTTTACTAGATGATTCTAAATTTAAAAAGTTTGTTCCCAAAACGTATCAATCGTCATTGTTTGGAGATGAGACAAATGACAAGTTAAATAGCATTTCTGTCAATTGGTCTAGTCCAACTCAAGTGTTGCCTATACTGCAACAGATAGTACCAGAGCTTGAAAATTGTGACACAAAACAGTTAGCATTAGCTTACAATGAAAGACATGAGCTAATTAAGCTTTATATTAAGTTTAGAGAAAACAGCAAACTGTCTACTTCATTTGGTCAAGAGTGGCTTGATAAGCACGTTAGTAGCGATGGCAAAGTTCATACAAACTTTCAACAAATATTACGTACGGGTCGAGTCTCAAGCTCAAACCCTAACATGCAACAAATACCAGCTAATAATGAATATCGCAACTGTTTTATCTGCCCTGAAGGGTGGTCGTACATTTCGTCTGACTTCTCGTCCCAAGAACTTTGCATTATTGCCTATGGTTCAAAAGATCCTGTTTGGCTCGAGTCCCTCGAAAGAGGAGAAGACCTTCACTCAGTCTGTGCGGATCTCGTCTACGGTGATACCTGGCAACAGGCAGCGGAACCAGACTGTGATTACTTACAATCCAGACAAAAGTGTTCGTGTCCAAAGCACAAAAAATTACGAACTGCAGTAAAGAGCATTAATTTTGGCCTTGCATATGGTATGGGACCAAATAAGCTTGCAAATCAATTACAAATCAGTGTTGATGAAGCATCTGAACTTATTAATAAGTATTTTAAAGTCTTTCCATCCATTAGAAACTTTCTTGACACCAACGCCAAGTTTGGTAAAGAGAAAGGATTCATTAGAACAATGGAACCTTATCGACGCATACGTTATTTCCCTAGTTGGAAAGGACGAGCTACAGACAAGGCTGATATGGGAAAAATTGACCGAATGTCTCGCAACACTCCCATCCAGGGAACAGCGGGAGACATGACTAAAGAAGCTATGATTAGATGTCGTCGTGAATTTATGAATAAAAGCGACATTAAAATGGTTATGGTGGTACATGACCAAATTGACTTTATAGTCAAAGATCATACAATTGAATATTACACTAAAAGAATAACCCGCCACATGGAAGCTGCTGGTAAATCTATTATCACTAATGGTTTACTTAAAGCAGACACCACTGTAGCTAAAGCATGGGAAAAATGACATTATCCATTGACAATGACCGGTACCTACAACCGGAAGAACCTGATACTCATACGTTTAAAGTAGATTTAATAGTAACTGTAGTCTACAGTTTTACTACAGAAATTGAAGCTGTAGGCAGAGAAAGCGTAAAAGGTATAGTTGAAGAGAATCAACGCTCTCTAATAGAAAAAACAGTTGATTTAGGAGAAAAAGATGAAGTTATGTTTGATATAGACTATATTTCTGAAGGACCTGACTGACATACATACGTTTTATCTATTTGCAATAAGAGTGGTATGCATTACATTGGTGATGCGTACTACTCTTATTTACATCTAATGAAAAGTATTTTATCATCAATAGCGTTAGTACTTACAGCGCTTTCAATAACAGCACAACCGCCTACGCCTGATTTTTCTTGCGGTCCAAGCACTTGGGATGGCCTAGGTAATAACCCTACGCCGGATGCGCAGGCTTTTATCTGCTATACTACCTCAGCTCCAATAGGTAAATATATTTATTGGAACCCGTTTGTTCATAATCCTGACATGACTGAACTTGCAATGCCTGCTGAGGACTTTGCAGACTGGAATTGGGATAATATTTACGGCATGAAAGGTCGTTATGGAATTAATTTTCCTAGCTATTTAGGAGATGGAGATACATTATCTGCTCAAGTTTTTGAAACAAAACTGAATCCAACTAGTGAACCAGATGGAGATCTTCAAACTTTTACAGATCACCAATTTGATTTTTATGGAGGAAACTACAAGTTCAATATTTTACACCTTGAGCAAGGTACTATTGTAAAAGTGCATCCGGGAGCAAGCATTGAGATTCATACTGCGTTAAGCATTGAGTACGGAGCTGTTCTAGAAATTATGCCTGGTGCAACTGTATTGCTTAAAGCTACTAGAGACAATATAGCTGTGACTGACGTTCAAGGTGCGATTGAAGGTACTCTACAAAAAGAAGTTTACTTTGATGTAAGTGACACTTGGCAAAGTCTTTCTCAATTTAATAAAGAACTTAGGTTTGTATTTAATCCGGGTATGTATAACGTAGACTTACATAAAGTTGCTTTAGACATACAGGCAGCTGCCACAGTACCATTGGCTTTTGGAAATTCAGAGCCAAGTGTTCAAATTGGTTATTGGGGAAAACGACCCACTTTCATAGAAACTCAATCTATGTATGACTTTGCTGCAATCCACACATATGAGTCTCCTTCTAGTTCTTTTGAACTTGTTGGAGACTCTAATCTTTTTGTAGGAGAAGCTGTTTTAAACACAGATGGATTTGTAATTAGCGAAAACGTCGGTCAAGAGTTTGCTTTAAGAACAAACAGCATGGCAGGTCATTTTTATAATTACAACGAGGGAGTTAGTATTCTCCCGATCTATCCTCCTACAGAAGACATTGGAACATCAGATGAAGCATTGCTAAACCACTGGTTTAACAGCGATGACTTTACAGGATTTGCAGATGAGACTATTAACACAACCTCTGATATATCTAGTTTTTCAAAGACTCCAATAGAGTTAGATAGAACTTTTGCAGTGTCTTTAATGGGAGTAACTAACAGTTTAGAAGACTTTAAAATTGTAGTTGAAGGTAAGTTTGACAGCAATAAATTTATTTCTGTCCAAAACTCTACTATAAGCCCGACCTTATTTGGAGTTGAACTCCCTTACCCTGGAGCTACTGCTACTTATATTGGATACCCAGATGCATATCCTGAACAAAGTGTTTTCTTTGAGTCTACTGCTATTGCAGACCCTCCAAACAGTCTTTTATTTGGAGTGGATTTGTATTCTAGAACAGGAGCTGATGATTACTCTTTGTACAGAGGAGTAGATTTTAGCGGCTTGTCTGTTTTAAATAACAGAACAGGAAATTATTTAGATACATATGAAACCTTATTTACACTGCTTGCAACAGCTTTAGACGCTCAGTTAGCTTTGTTTGACATAGCTCCTCTTATAGGAAGACAAGATAGTCGAGACTTTAAGATTGACGCAGACACAGATAAGATGTATGAGTCTACAAGTGGAGAAGCTTTTCCTATTCCTGTTTCTAATTTACTTATTTGGGACGACACCGCTCCTCAATACCCAGGCGTAGAAATCACAGACTTTTATAACATAGAAGACATGAAAATCTTCTATGCAATCGGAGATACGATTAGACCTGACGAAATGTTAGCCTATAATTACAATAATCCTTGTGATCCACAAACTATTGAAGGTGTAGGATATGACAATTATTCTACGTTTAAAGAAATAGGACTTAACTGGCTTAATAAAGGAGGCGTTTCAACTAGTGGAGCTCCTGTAGGCTCTCCTCCTGGAAGTGACACTGTTTATGCAACACGTACTAATGCTCCTGTATACAGAAAGACAGAGCAAGCTTATGTAAATAACAAACCTGTTTTAGGTTCTATGAAAGAAGCTAGAGTTCCTGTAGGACCTGGTAATGTTGGAAGTACCGAGATTTACGATTGGACTATTGAAGAATTAAACGACATGAACGAGTTTACTCTTTTGCGATTAGCAGGAGTAACTTTGTTAGGCGATACGCTTACCATTGCAATTGTTCCTTTAGCTACAGATGAAGACTACAGTGCTACAGACATTGATTTGTTTGAGTCATCGGTTGCTGTAAATCCAATCATGTATTTGTTACCTCCAACAGATGTGCATGTAATGAGTCGAAAGTGGGGGTCTTACGGAAGAGGAATTAATGATTTCAATGACTCTCTTCAACTTGTCATAGACTTTGAGGCTTTAGACTTTGTAACAAATGGAGCTAACAGTTTTTCAAAGCTATTTATTGATGCTCCTGTCAAACAAGTTGGAGCTTGTGGTCTTTCCGGAGACAATCTTGTAGTAGCTACATCTACTGGTAATTTATATACCTGGGCTCCAGATTTTGAGTATGAAATTGATATGAATAGCACGTACAATATGCCAAATGAAAGTGGCAGTAGTGGAGACTACGGTAGCGGAGCTGTAGTTGACTTGTATTTTACTACTACTCAAGCAGACTTTAACGGAGACGGCTGCGTCACAACTGCTGATCTTCTTATATTACTTGGTCATTTTGGTACCAATGTTACTCCTGGTAATTTTCAAAGTGTTGCAGCTGATTTAAACTGTGATGGTGTTATTAGTACATCTGACCTTCTTATCTACTTAGGCTTTTTTGGACAATGCGCTTCTGATAGTGAAATTCCTTCTGAAGAAGCTGGAACTGTCTTACAAAAAAGAGCAGCGTGGTATTTTGGAAATAACTTTAATAATGATCATGTCAGCTATGATATTATTGACGATTATCCTTCGTTTTCTCAAAGTCAAAGGGATTTTCTAAATCTGTGGCCTTATCCTGGTAAAATAACAGTTGTAGATGATTTAAATATGGTCATAGCTGACAAATGGCTAAACGGTCCTACGACCAATAATGGCGTTACTGGGTATTCAATAGAATTACCTGCTAATATGCCTACTTCAGCGCAATTAGACACAACCTCTGCTAAATATAGTGTTGATCTCCCTCAAACAGATCCTTCATATCGCATTTACATCGAATGGCGTGATGCTGTAAGAACTTTCCCAGGTATACCTGGCTCAATAAACCATATATGTTTAGGGTGTAAAGAAGATCCTAATGCAATTTTCCCCCTGACTCCAACTTTTGTTGCCAATTAAAATGAAATACATTAAAAATACATTAATTAGCATCTTCTTAATAGGTGCATCTTTTGGAAGTCATGCGCAATATGCAGGCCAGTTCTCTGGAGTTCCTATAAATCTAGAAAGTGTTCCTCACCTTGAATATCTAATAGAGCTTGGTAGTATAGCGTGTACTACTGCTCCTTCGTGTGTAGTAAACGCTATGTCTTTTGATAATCCAGGAGCTGTAGAAGCTCTTCAAGGATATTCTTATGTAGGCACATCCGATCTTATTATTCAAAATTCTCAACATTTATCGTTGTGCCAAGGTTCAGCTCCTAATGATCCAAATGGAGTTACTAAAATTATACCTCTCAATACAATGTTTGAGAAAGGTATTAACATTGATAGACTTTGGGTAGGTAGGCAAGTTACTCCAGTTTCAATCCCTCAAAGTCATTTAATTATAGACACTCAATATGATAGTCTTATTGTTGATGAAGTATGGGTTCCTTATGGTGCTACTCTTGAAATTATAGGACCCAATCCTTTAATCGTTAGAAAAGAGCTTCACAACAGAGGCACTATTATATGTGATGAAAACTTGTTAATTCCTGTAACCACGGATGATCCAGACGCTATAAAAGGTTTTCATGCTTTGTTTGAACAGAAAGGAGAAGTTATAGGAAGATACAGTGCTGAAGTTATGCGAAACGAACGTCCTGAGTTTCTTAACTGGGATTGGGTTATAGAGAACTTTGGAGTTCAAGCTACTTTTATAGACTCGCTTCAAATGCTAGGACTAGATCCATATGCTATAGGATTGTATGAAGAGATCTATGAGTCACATTTACTAGAAGGAGACCCCTGGTATATGTACAAATTAGAGCTAGATGGTGTAGAAGAAGTTTATAATCAGTTTTCAATGTCAGGAGTCCCTGTAAAAGGGGTTCGGTTTGGAGGTCAATATAAAGATTTTGCTCGAGTTGCACTGTACAAAGATGCAAGTCCTAGATTCCCATATAAATGGCAATTTCCTGAAGAAACTACATTACCTACTAGTTACAGTTTTTTGAGTGAACTAGGTGACGAAATTGCAGCTATTTATATGAAACAGGAAGATTTAAATTATTATCATAATGTAGTATTGAACAATGCGCCTGAATTTTTTTCTAGCGGAAGTCTAAACGATTATGAAAATTACAGTGATTCATACACTACTGGAGAGTGGGAGCGAGTTTCGTTTATGAGACCAGAGCTAACGAATGAAATTGGTTTTAGCACTGGAATCCGCACTAGATATCAATATGGCTACGATGCTGAAACTGATACTTATATAGGAGAAGGCAACTGGTGGCCTTGGCAGTATGCAGACGGGGACCCTGGTTACCCTGATAATGTTCCTCTTCCTTGGGTAGATCCTGAAACAGGAGCGCTTGATTATAGTATTGAACAGATTGCACCAGAATATCTTGATAAAATATCTTATCAAGATTATAGAAACTTAGGTACTTATGTCAACGGTTCTGCATTTACTACTATAGATACAGACTTAGAAGAAATTTTTGTAAGCTTTGAGTACTGTTTGTCAGAAAATATAATTCATACTTTAGAAGGACCAGAAATTTTACCAAATACAAGATTAGTTAATAACCCTATTGCTCAAGGACTTGACACTGTTTGGACTTGGAGACCTGGAGGGTGTACAGATACTATTGTATCTACATATGGATTGTTTGACGCTGCACAATCAACAAACTCAGGAATTCTTTGGAATTTTTATTTAATGAATGATCCAACTCAAGACAACATTTGGAATTTAACTGAAATGATGGAAAGAGATACTACAGTAGCGGGCTACGATAGTATTTATGATTACAATTGGTATTACAGAAATGAGTTAGAAGCAAGTCAAAGTATTTTTAATGGATGGGATATATGGTTTTCAAAAAGTCCAGATGTTGGGCCTAATTCTTACAGAGAAGGAAGTTTTTTTGGAGATGTAGAAACCATGGGTAGCAACGGTAACCAAATATGGGAAAACCCTATTAAATCATTCATAGCAGATACTGCAGGTCGTTTTATGCCTCAGTTATATGGAGATGCGATAAATTGGGATTCAATTCTTGCACAGAATAGTTATTATGGTAACATAAATCTAGCTCCAAAGTTAGATAGCTGGCTTCCAGATATTCCAGAGCTTGGTTACATGATGGATTTTTATCCAGATAGTATGAGAATGGATCCAGTAGAAACAAATCCTGCTTATGCTTGGTGGGGTGCTGATTGGGTTGCTCCTGATCATTCAACGCCTCAGCCGTTTCCTACCATGTCATTTCAATATGTTGGAGGTGTTCAAAATACCGAGTGGATTGATAGGTATACTGGATATTCTTGGATGAATACTTTAGATGCATACAACGATTCTAGGATGACTTATCATCCACAAACGTTTGAATCAGATCCAATAATACCTAATCTTCCGCCAAATAATAGTGAAGACCATCTTATATCATATAAGTTACCTACTGCTACCGATTGGGTTTATACATACGCGCCTAACGGCTTATTGTATGAAGCTCAAACATGGAGTGAATGTCTTGAAGTAAATGATACAACCTTTTGTATTAATTATTTTAACGGAGTTAACCAAGCTTATGATGAGTGGGGTATTTCGATAGAAAATGATTTAACTAGTATTTCTAATAGCGCATACGATGACGCTGATCTAGAAATAGCTTTTAATAACTATTATACTCGACGTAACAGATGGGGTTCTCTAGCAAATCCTTTACATGGTTATTTAGACTTGGATTTAGTTGCTGACCGCTATTTTGAAGATTATCCTGAATCTAATCACTTAGAATTTGCTTGGTGGAATCCTCAAAACACTACTGGCACTTCTAATACAAATCCTGGAAATGTTCTTAATGGTACACGAAAATACTGGAGACGTAAGTATCATAGATATGGAGACGAAATTGTTCAAGACGAGATTGAATATTTCCTTACGTTGCTGACAGAGCAGTTTTTTGCTCAAAATGGAGAAGGTTTTTCTAATGAGTTAACTGAAGTCATTCTATCATTTTTAAATGAAGACGGAATAGCACCCGGTACTCCTGCATTTAACTGGTTAATAAGCGCTCCTGTTAATCCTAATGGTTATGTCGGTATTGGGCAATATGCAATGCCCGGATCAGGAGTTTGGGCACAAAATAGTTCAGGATCTCCCGTAAGTCTGGAAATAACTGCAGATATGGGTGTCTATGATTTTGAATTTCCTTTAAGCACAGGTAATGAAGTTTATCTCGGATCAGCAGGTCCTGGAAGTGATGGAACTGGATACGGAGGACGTGCAGCAGTTGCAAGTCAATCATCTCAGAATTACACTCCTGCAGATCATTCTACAATAGTTGTACTTGACTATGTAAATGACAGTACGTATATGCCTTGGATCTTTTTACACCATCGATTTATGGACGATGCTACAAATGGTTCTGAGCAAATTTTTGAAGACAACCATAACTCTATGCCAAACTTTCCATGGGTCTTTACAGACTCTACTAAAGTTAGAGCTTCTAATTACGTTGAAGAATATGGTCCACACAATCAACAACCCTTGTATGTAAACATTCCTCAACCTCTAGATACTAATGAAGGTGCTTGGTGCTTTATCCCTACTCTTTTTCAAGACACGGGATCTACTTGGTATGATGTAGAGTCTGGCAACATTTATAATAGACTTGGATTAGAGTTGTTTGATAGTAATGGGGATATTACTAACATCATTTATTTAGATGAAGGAGATACTCTGTGGATAAGGCATAATGATCCGTACGATTGGCCTATTAAAGGCAAAATGTATTTTACCAACTTATATGGAGACATTAATGGAGATGGTATAATTAATATTAATGACCTTATAGAGTTGTTTACATACTTTTTGTTATGTGAGGATGAAGCTTCTGAAATTGCATATTTTGACGCAAATGGAGACGGGTGTATTACTACATCTGATTTCATAGTAGTCTTAGCAAACTTTGGAGGTACTGTAGGTAGTGCTATTGGTGACTTTAGCGGAAGTGTATGGGATGAAGTAGGCCCTGAAAGATTGGCCTACAGTGGAAATAGATGGGATCACCCTGATTGGCCTACTGCAGACATTGAAGCAGCTTTTGTTGGAGGTACTTTCCCAAGTATCTATGAAATTGGAAACGTTAATGCTACAAAGATTTTAAATATGCCTGGAGAGAAAATTCAGGTGTTTAACAGCAGATTAAACAGTTTTATAGAAGGTCAAAACTCTATTCAACTGCCAACAACTGGAGGTCCTTACTTTATTGTTACAGACAGAACAGTCTCATATTATGATGTAACTGAAGTTCCTGACGTTGTTACTGTAACTGCTACAGATGCTACTATTAGCGATGCTAACGGAGGTAAAACTGCAGTTCTTCCTTCTTTAGCTGCTGCATACGTTGGGGGCGCTAATCAGTTTTGGACAAACTTCTATGAAGACATGAAGACAATAGATGGAGGATTTGATGCAGATAATGCTGATGCTCCTACGTTGGCTCAGGTTTATTACGGTATTAACTCTGGAGTAAGCGCTAATCCTCTTAATTTAAACAATGCTAAAGTTGAAGGTTTAATTGACATGTTTGGCGCAGGTGATGCTAGACATGGATATACTCTTGAATCTTCTATTGGCGTTCAAAATGACGATCGATGGACTAAAACTGCTACAGGATACACCAACTTTAAGCTAAATAGAGATTATCCACTTTTTCAGCCTACTATGGTTCCTCTGGCTTACGCTTTACCTAGAGTTAGAAGTTCTAGAGACGAAGAGCAAATTTTACCAAGATTTGAAACACAGGCAAAAATAGATAGACTTTTTAACGACGGTATAGCTGAGAATTTTGATGAGTTTAGCGAACTTTCTGGAAGAAGAGAGCCTGGCGTTACAGAATGGGGAGGAGACATTAAAGTACATTATGATGTTCCTTTACATAATGGTGTATTAGCAATGTGTGATTTCATGACACTGCAAGATTATTTTGAATTTAAGATGTATGGAGTTAGTCCTAAGTTTGGACAAACTAATGCAGGTTCTTCAAATCCTAGAACTGTTACTGAAAGCTTTGGTACCGTTTACAATACTGGAGCAGTTGAAGGTGTTCCTAACGCTCCTGGTATTGGATACGCTCCAAGCTTGTGTAACAATCTTGCAGATTACAGCAGTAATATTGTAATTCCATTTTTAACTGCTAACATTGGAAATACCGTAGTATTACCTCAAGATCCTACGCCTGTTACTCAAGACGGAATTCAGCGTAATACTGATGATGCAGGTCACCAAAACTGGTTTGGAAATTCTGCTGCATTTGTACATAACGGAAGTTTTGGACCGCTTGTATATGATTTTAATATGAATGGTACTTGGGATGCAGATGATTTGACTATTTGGAATAACTTGGTTACAGTATGGACTGACAATAATATCAGAGAAGGTCAAGAATCTTATTCTGATGCAAGTTATTACAGGCCTGCAACAGACGCTTTAAATGAAGCTGTTAACGTCATACATGACTATGAGGATGGAGGATCTTATTATGCTTCTTGGAATTTTAACAAATGGTTTGATGCTACTGCTACTGCAGATCCATTCGGCTACGTTGACAACTGGCATGCTTGTTTAAACCAACCAGAATGGAATTTAAACCTAATAAACCTTGTAGAATTAACTACAACTGCGTTTAAAGGAACAAGTGTTAAAGAAGATTCATTTTTGTACAACACTGATAGAACTGGATTTAATCCAAGTTTACTTGTTCCTACAGTCTTAAACAATTATGGAAAAGTTGCTATAGGCGACTATGTACCCGCCGGAGATTTACTTGAATATCAAGTTGTACCAAGTAGTAATTACTTTCCAGTTACAATGTATTGGCATCCTTGATCATGAAATGAAACCCTGGCTATGATATAGCATATGATGAAAGTAAACAGCAAAAAATTAAAAAGACAGAAAGAAGTATTACGTAAATGGGTAGCAAATAAGTGTAAGGGCACGTTAGAAGCGTGTACAGGATTTGGCAAAACTTACACTGCAATATTAGCTATTCAAAAGACGAACGAGCAATATCCAGATTACAACATACTCGTTGTAGTGCCTACAAAGCACTTAAAGACGCAATGGAGTAATGAAATTAAGAACCACGGCCTCACTAATACTGAGGTCGTGGTCATTAATACGGGTATTAAACAAGCGAGAAACTGTGATTTTTTAATTCTTGACGAGATACATAATTACGCTAGTTATGTATTTAGCAAAATATTTTCACTGGTTTCTTACAAATGGGTTTTAGGATTAACTGCAACTTTAGAAAGACGAGATCAAAGAGATGTTTTAATTAGAGATAAAGCGCCAGTTATTGATAGAATAACATTAACAGATGCTTTAAAAGAAGGTTATGTTTCAGAGTTTGTAACTTATAACGTACCGCTTATCCTTAGTGAAGCTCAGAGTAAAGATTACCAAGAGATGAGCAATGAGTTTAGTTTTTACTTTTCTAAGTTTGGTCATGACTTTGGTTCAGCAATGCACTGTCTTAAAAGCAAACCTGCTCGTGAAAACATAGCTAGAAAACAAGGAGTTACAGAAGGTCAAGTAATGGGATGGGCAGCTCAGTTTCAGAAAAACCTAGCTCGTAGAAAAAGTTATTTGTACAATCACCCTATTAAGCTAGAAGCAGCTGGTCGCATTGTAAACAGTGTGGATTTAAAGATGATAACTTTTAGCGAAAGCATAGATTTTACCAAAAAACTTACGGATATTACACATCCTTGGTCTGCCGCGTATCACGGCAAGATGGCTAAGTACCAAAGAGATGCAGTCCTTAAAGATTTTGAGGACGATAAGAGAGACATCAGAGTAATCAACGCAGCTAAAGCGTTAGACGAAGGATTAGATGTACCCGGAGTAGAAGTGGCGTTGATCTGTAGTGGTACCTCGGGGGGTAGGCAAAACATCCAACGCACAGGACGTGCAATTAGATTTCAAGAAGGGAAAAAAGCATTCATCATTAACTTGTATATAAAGAATACACAAGATGAAAAATGGTTGCGAAAAAGACAAGAAAAGAACACTAACACGGTGACTCTAGAAGGAGTTGATGATTTGCTTTACAAGATTGCAGGAATCGAATCAGATAGAGTCACATTTGACCTATTTCAATGACCATAGATCTAACCCGTTTCGTAACATTTTTGCGAGATGCGAAAATAACACCAGGCCAGTACATATTTCTGGCTACTATGTATGAGAAGAAATACAATCTCATATACATGCTTAAAGAAATAAGAAAAAACATAGTTACTAAAGAAGAATTAGAGGATTTAATTGATCGGAAGTTCATATACAATTGGAATCCTGAGGGCAGTTATGCTCTTGATCAATATGAGGCTACACAAAAGTTTATAGACTTGTATGAAGGCAAAGCTGAATGGGTTTGTGCCGAGCAGTTTATAGATGCTTTTCCAAGATTCATAAACATAAACGGCAAGCAAGTGCCTGCTCGTAATTGTGATTTAGATGTACTTGAAAAAAACTATTATCGTAAGATAGTAAAAAGAGGTTTACACGAAGAAGTCATGAAACAACTACTATGGGCTGTAGGTAACCACAAGGTATCTATGGGTATAGAAAAATGGTTTGTGTCTCGACAGTGGGAAGCTATAGAAGAAATGAGAAATTTTGAAAGCAATGTCAGCCTCCCAAGCGAACAGCAATTCTGAAGGATTGCTAATTAAACAAATAGGTGCTTCGATAAAAGAAACTGAGCAAGAGATTTATTCATCAATGACAGGTGATCGTAAAATTATGCGATCGCGTTGGAACTCGTTGAATAGATATTTGCTTGGAGGATTTGAATTTGGGCAGACCTACATGCTTTGTGGCGCTTCAGGCCATGGCAAGAGTTATATGCTTAACAACTTGTTGCAAGACTTTATTGACCCTACTATTCAAAAACATCGTTGTAAGATTTTACACTTTTGTTTTGAAATGAGCGCCAGCTCAGAAATCATTAGGAAATTAAGTAGCATTACTAGTATATCATATCGAGACATTCTTTCAGCAGATAAAACTTTAGGTCAAGATGAGTTTGGAGTTATTCAAGAGAAGTTACAAGAGATTAAAGAACAGCCTATCTATTTTTGTGAAACGCCTGGCAATCGTGCAGATTTGTACAACACGATTAAAAAGATGCGTCAAAAGTTTCCTGACGACAACTTAGTTGTTACGCTAGACCATGCTTTACTGGTACAGCAAATGACAGGAGAAAACGAAGTGCAAACTTTAGCAGAATTAGGTAAAATGTTTATTCAAATCCGCAAAGAGTTCAACACTTTAAATATTCTACTGTGTCAGTTAAACGACAAAATAGAATCTTCAATTCGTAGAGATCCAGGAGCAGCATCGTTGCACTTTCCTACTAAAACAGATATTCATGGTTCTAAACAGTTGTATCATGCTACTGACGTTTGTCTAGTAATGCATCAGCCTGCTTTATTAGGACTGGAAGTCTATGGTAGACAACATGTTCCAACTGTGACTGAAGATGGGCGTAACTTGATAGCAATGCATGTGTTAAAAAACAGGCATGGTACTCAAGGGTACACTAGATTTGTGTCTGACCTGCATGCAGGTAGAATTACAGAATGGGTTGACACAAGAACACACATAAATTTTTAAAAATGGAACTACCTAGTAAAAAAACAAAAGCAGTAATTCAAGACCCTAAGTTTTTATTGCTTTATGGATCTCCCAAAGCGGGTAAGACTTCGACACTGGCTAAGCTAGATAATTGTCTTATTATCGATACAGAACAGGGCACAGATTATGTAGAAGCATTAAAGGTTAACGTTAACAGTTTAACTGCTTATACAGCGATGAGCAAAGCGTTTGCTGCTACTGATGTAAAGTATGATTACATTGCACTTGACACTATTGACAACTTAGCAACCTGGGTTGAACAATATGTATGCAAGCAAAATAATGTAGCTACTATTGGTGACATGGAGTATGGTAAAGGTTTTGCACTTGTACGTGAAGCTGTTATTAAAGCTATTATGAAGTTGCAAGAATTTGCTACTAAGGGTATTATAGTTGTAGGTCACACTAAGACTAATACAATTATAGATGAGGATCACAACAAGGTTATTAATATGAATGAGCTAAACCTTACAGGTAAGCTTAAGAATGAGTTAATGGCTAATGCAGATGCTATTGGATTTGTGTTTAGAGAAGAAGGCAAACTGAAGATTTCATTTAAAAGCGGAGAAGTTGCTACAACAGGTAGCCGCTGTCACCACTTAGCAGATCAGATTTTAGAATTTAATTGGAAAAATATTTATATCGACTAATGTTTACAATAGACAACACACCAATAAATCGGGGGTTTCAACCTATGCCTGCCGGTACTAACGAGAATGTAAAACTCGTAAGAGTTGCATACGAGCCCTTTAAAAATGACGGAACAGGCGACAACGTCTTAAAGTTTGAATTTAAAGATGAGCAAAACAGGAGCTTTACACATAACGAATGGGAGATAAAACCTGATCGTATTAAGCAAAATGCTCAAGCTTGGAATACCGACTACAAAGAGCTTCTTGAAAAAGAACTTGCTAGTATGTCAGAACGCATTAAGCATATTATGGCTGCGTTTATGCCGTATGAAGACATTAAAGTTGCTGGTTCAACCTGGGCAGACTTTGCTAGAGCTATAATAGACAATCTTGGAGATCGGTTTGAAGACGTACCGGTTAGGATTAAGCTAATCTTGAATAAAAAAGATTATTGTACGTTCCCTAAAAGAGCTATCAATGATTTTATTGTCAAGATGAGCGCTCCTAATACCTTTTCATACAATCCTAAATACGATCGTATAGAACCGTTAGGTAAGACAGATTCTGATCTTAATGACATTTTAAACGGCACGCCTGCGCTTGAAGAGCCAATAGCAACACGTGCAGAAGACGATGATTTATCTTTTTAATTCGTTACACCGAAAGTGTAATGGAGTTTCGCTATAAGTGAAACCTTAGGTGAGGGGGGCTTTCGAGTCCCCCTCTACTTTTAATATGAATTTAGAATTTCATCTTCACGGAAGATCTCCAGGATATTCTGCAGCTCCCCATAAACGATTTTATATGGGGTGCTACCAATCAAAATACGAGCTTATGCGCGCACACGCATGGTTCTCTAAATTTTATTATGACATGACTATTAAAACAGTTAGCTATGCTATACGAGATTAAACAAAAGATTACAAAAGACTGGATATTAGAAAAAGTTAGTCAAGAGCAAGTAATGGAATACTATTTACACGTTCCTGTACAAACTCGAGTCAAGTTTAAATCGCCTTTACGTCAAGACAAAAATCCGTCTTGTTCCTTTTTCTACAGTAAACAAGGCAAACTCTACTTTAGAGATTTTTCTAATAACAAGAGCTTAGATTGTTTTGACGTTGCGTGTCAAGTAACCGATCTGCCTTTTAAAGAAGTACTGGCTCAAGTGGTTTCTGATATGAATTTGCAAAGTGAATCTTTTATAGTTAAGAACTATGAGCATCTTAATGCAGCTAAAGAAGACGCTAAAAAAGATACTCAAATCACAATTGCTCCTTTATTAGACGAGGATCAGTGGGCTTTAGACGCTTACGGCAAGAATTTTTGGCTGGAATACGGTATTACACCTAGTACTTTACGCAAGTTTAAAGTGTTTCAACTAAACATTGCTTACATAAACAACTCTCGAGTTTTTACATATAACGGAGTAGAACCTGCCTTTGCCTACTATTTTGAAGCGGGACTTTTCAAATTATATTTTCCACACTCCACAGGCACTAGGTTTATGCAAAATACAACGCATATTCAAGGCTTACAGCAACTGCCAAGTAAAGGAGACTTGTTAGTTATTACCAAAAGTCTAAAAGACGTAATGGTATTTAACGAATATCGTGTTCATGCAATTGCTCCTCAAAGTGAAAGTTACAGTTTTTCTGAAGAAGATGTCTTAGATTGGAGCAAACGGTTTAGTCGCATTGTTATTGTATACGACTTTGACTATACCGGAGTCACCAATGCTAATAAGTGGAGAAAGAAGTATAACTGGGAATACAAGTTTGTACAAGGAGCTAAAGACATTTCAGATTTGTACAAAAGCTCCCCTTATCATGCAGAACAATGGATCAATTCTTTAAAACATGATAGTAATCGAGATACCTAACTATTTAACACACGTCCAATTAACAAAAGGAAGACGCCCAAAGTATTACAGTAAAAACGGCCATATTCCTAAAAAATATCAAAAGTATAAAGACTATGATGTTAAAGGAAGGCTGCTTGACGAATCTGGCAAACCGTTAATTGCTAATCCTGCATCAATTAACAAGCCTAGAATCAAGAAGATAAACGGTCAAGAATTATATAGTGGCAATATGCCTCCTCATCTAAGAAGCAAGATTGTAAACTGCATTAAAGAACAGTTTCAAGCTGTTGTTTGCAAATGTAACCCATTAAGCGAATTTCCTATAGCTATCGAGGCGGAGTTACACACAATTCCCGGTATAATGAATTGGGACTTAGATAATCAATGGATTTACCACAAATGCTTTCAAGATGCATTAGTAGCAGCAGGACTTATACCAGATGACAACATTTTCTACATCACTAAAGCTCCATCCTTTTCCTACTACCCGGTGGAGAGGCTGGAAGACCGCAAACTCATTTATAGAATTACCAAGGATGATCGACCCGAACTCCGAAGTCACCCCAACTACAAAGCGCACTACAGCTCAAAACAGATTTTATTGGAAAATAGTAGTCCCAATAGTTTGCTCAACCTTGACTGATCACGGGTGGGATCGTTCAACTGTTATTGACGGTGCATTGCCTGCGCCTTTAACTTACACTGATACACACAATTGGCTTAAGGCTAATTTTGCACTTACAGATGAAATAAGAGAAGACGGAATTGTTTTAGGCATGAAGATTATGTCTACTACAGATATGACAATAAAAAGATTTAGTGTCTACATCGAAAGCATTCGACAGTGGGCAGCAGAGTATATGAATACAGAGATTCCAGATCCACAATTACAATATGAATTATGAAAATAGCAAAACAACAACGCCAGTATGAATCCAATATAACTGGTCAAAAGAAAAGCATGGGCTTTGCTCCAGATGCTGCATCTCATCTAGCAGAGTTAATGTCTAATTCTGTGTATTCTGATAAGTACGGTAGTATTATTCGCGAAGTTGTGTCTAATGCGATTGACGCAACTAAAGAAGCAGGATCTAAAGAGCTTGTAACAATTACAGTTGAAGCTGCAGCACAGATGTCTGAGCAAGTAAGCACCTTAACAGTAAGAGATTACGGCTTAGGTATTACTCCAGATCGTATGGATAATATCTTTACTCAATACTTTGCATCTACAAAAAGAGACACTAACGAACAGATTGGTGGTTTTGGCATTGGTGCCAAAAGTCCTTTTGCATACACTCCTTTATTCTTTGTACAAACGCACATAGATGGAGTTACACGAAAGTACATTCTTGAAAAGACAGAGTCAGATAGAACATGTACTCTTATGGATGAGTACGAAGAAGCTACAGCAAATGGCACTAGCATTACAATTCCTATTCACTCTAGCAAAGCAGAAAAACAGTTTATTAAAGCAATTCAAAAGCAACTTGTATTCTTAAGCGATAAGGTAACAATCTATGTACCTCATAAATACAACTTTAAAATGCCTAAGGTTGTAGATTATGGGTCTATTCTCTGTATATCAGATCTAGACTACGATACGTATGACTCGGAGTCAAGGTATACTAACACCGAAGGCATAATGATCTGTCTAGGTGATATCTATTATGAAATACCGGCTATAGATGACAGAAAAGGAAGTAGAAATTTTGCAATTAAATTTCCAATCGGAGCGCTTAGTCCTACTTTGTCTAGAGAGAGTATAGAAATTAACGATACAGCTAGAAAACTTATTAGTGACAAGCTTGATGAAATAGATATATTGTTTGAAACCTGGCGTGTAGACCAATCTAAGCCAGTGTTTAAGATGGAAGACATTTTAAACAGGAACAATAGATATGTTGTGTATCCAGAATCTGATATTACTGTATACAGTGGCAAGAATATGGGTTACAATGGAAATCAGATATCTGTTAGAACGATATATGAAGGATGGCCTGAAAAGATTACTTATTACAGTGCTATAATTGATAAAATTATTACTTGTAAAAGCTACAAACGAGACGGAAAATGGACTTCGTCTAAAGTATGGGATTTTTCATCAACTGTTATTCGAAGGACAGACTGGAAGATAAGAAAAGACAATTATCAGATAATGCTTAAAGGATCTGATTTTAAGCTTGGAACTATTGGTAGGGAATATATTTCTCACAAATTTCCAAATGAAAATGTCATGCTTCTAAACGTAGAACGCGATATTAAAAGTGTTATACTTGATGTTTGCGGTAAGCATGATTTTTTAAATGAAGAAACCTTAACTGCTGCAGCTAAAACCTTAACTCGCACTCTTAATGAGTACTTTAAACGTAAGTGTATTCGTCTTAAAGACTATCAACCAGATGATGAATGGCTTGAAGCTCGCAAAGTGCGTGTTAAAAATGAAAGAGTTCTAAATAATACTTGGACAAAAGAAGCTCTTCAGGTAGAATGCCCTGTTAAAAAAGTATGGGCAGAGGGTAAGTTAACTAGAGAGATAATTAAGTATGAAGATGTAAAGAAGCATCAAGATCGATACATTTTTATGCCATATCAACTGGCTAAAACGCTTTATCTTAGTTCAGAACCTACTAAGCCTGTTACTATCTATGCTGCAAGCGTTCCTAATCTTAAGAAACTTACGAGTTTAGGTGCTCATGTTTGGGATGAAAACCGATTAGCCAAGCACAATGCTAGAGAATATAGTAAATATGAGATTGAAATATTACGAAACTCTTTATTGAAAGCAATATCTAGAGAGTTAAACGATAATAATCAAAGTTTTGTAGAGTTTATAGATAGTATGATTTCTAACGTACTTCCAAACTGTACAGAGTCTGCAGTAACTTTTGGTTACACTAAAGCACCGAAGTATTATTGGGAGATTGAAAAAGAATCTATGGCTAATGGAGTGTACACAATAGATGGTACAAAATACAACGTTAAGAAAATAGCTAAACAAGTTAGATTGTACAAAAAGAGATTATGCAGAAGCGTAGAAGGCAAAGTACTTTGTTGCCAGATCTACGCTTTTGATAGACCCCATTTAGAGATTACGTTTTCAGAATATAAGAATTTATTTCACACTTTAATTAAATAAAAATGCCTAATAAGGTAAACGCGTCTCGACATGATGAAACAGTTCATGTCATGTTTGAAAACCAGATATTTGCAAAGCACTTTGACACGTGCGAAGAATCGGCAAATTTCTATCAGCAGGTTCAAACTGTCTCTGTTAACCCGTCTGAGGTTAATATTAATACGTTAAGATCTCAACTTGATTTCAGCTATCGGTTGAGTCTTGAAGAATTGCTTGTTAGAAAAGGAGGACTTTTCTACTTGAAAGGATATGAAACAGCTCCTCTTCCTGATGAATTGGTAGCTAAAATCAAGAAAGCTCTTGATAATGGCAAGTCTATTATGCCGCTTGTTAACTTTTGGAAATTGCTTATGTGCAATCCAGATACGCATGTGCGTAACGACTTGTTTAAGTTTATGGAACACTATGATTTTCCAATTACTGATAACGGTTACTTCATTGGTTACCGAGCTTGTAAGCAAACTAACAAGACGTACAACGCTGTTACAAACTTTATCCCTAAGGAGTATTTAACGCTTAAGGCTGAAGGTCGTAACCCGTCTGATTACACTGCGGTTAAAGATCCTAAAGGAGGAGATTTAAAAGCTGTGCTTACAGAGGTTATTACAGATGACACTGGTAATTTCATTGCTCCTGAAAACGTGCTTGGCAACTTAGAAGAAATGTTTGAAGAGCAGAACAACGGTCTTGTAGAAGCGCCTGAGTTTACAGACTTCTATAGCGGCACTACTCAAGTACGTCTTGGTGGTACAGTTAGTATGCCTCGTGACCAATGTGATAATAATCCTAATCACGCTTGCAGCCGCGGTTTGCATATTGGTACTCCTCAGTATGTACAGAACTATGGAGGTTCTAAAGCTGCATACATTGCGTGCTTAGTAAATCCAATGAATGTTGTTGCAGTACCTGGTGACTACAGCTACATGAAGATGCGTGTATGTGAGTACTATGCATATGGTATGCTTGACTTGAGTAAAGGTCAGGAAATTCGCACTCCGTATTTCGAGATTGATTACAAGACCTGGGAAGCTCGTGAGCTTGATCGACTCTTGAAAACAGTAGAGGCTGAAGAGCAATCTACTATAGTTGAAGGGTATCGAGAGATCCTTGGCGAACGTGTAGTCGTTGCATAATTGATAGGGAGGGGAAGGTTTAAGACTTTCCTCTCCCAACAATTACTATGGTTAAAAAAGTTGTACGTAAGTCTATGAAAATCCGCGCTAGTGGACGCTCTACAGACTATATCAGCCCGTCTTTCGGATATGGATGTTTATTTAATTGTAGCTATTGCTACATGAAACGACATTTATCTACAGGACTTACTATTGCTACCAACACAGATAGTATATTACAGGAGATTGACAGGCACTCTCACTTTTACGCTGACGTAGTAAAGCCTAATCAAACGCACGCAACCTATATTACTTACGATATTAGTTGTAATGAAGATTTTGCATTACACTCTAAGTACCATGACTGGCAAAAGATTTTTGAATTTTTTAAAAATCATCCTACAGCTATGGGGTCGTTTGCTACAAAGACAGTACCTACAAACTTCTTAACTTTTAATCCTAATCAAAAAATTAGAATTAGATTTTCTCTTATGCCTCAAAAACTAGCAGACATATTAGAACCAAACACTGCAAAAATTACAGATAGAATTAAAGCTATTGATCAGTTTGTAGAAGCAGGTTACGATGTGCATGTAAACTTTAGTCCTATTGTATTGTACAAGGGCTGGAAAAAAGATTACACAGAATTGTTTTATGAGCTAAATACAATACAGAGCAAGAGTGTTGTAAAAGCCGAGTGTATTATGCTTACCCACAACAAACAAAAGCATGAATACAATATTGAAAATAACTTGCCAGGTGAAGATTTATTGTGGAATCCTCTTATTCAAGAAAATAAAGTTTCTCAATATGGAGGTCACAATCTTCGATACCAACTACCAATTAAAGAGTTGGCTATAGAAATGTTTAAGGAAACACATGAGCGTGTGATACCTTGGAACACTATTCGTTACATATTTTAATTAAACATTATGAAACCAGAAATATATGCAGGTTTGGAGCCTGGTGTAAAAGCTTTTGTTGTTTGTAAACTTGTTCCTGAATTTACTCCAACAACAAGAATAGAACGTGTTGAAGCAGGCATACACGCATTGTCAAAAATATATGGAATAGATGAAAAGAATTTACGAAATCCTCCTGATCGCCGCATGATGTGGGTGGAGCCTCGGAGTATGCTTTTCTTTTATTTACGATTGTGTGGAGATACTTACGCCGGTATAGGTAGAGAGTTTAAACGTAATCATTGCTCTATTCTTAATAGCGTTAAGAATATTTCAGCTAGACTTACTTTTTATAATAGTCCAGAAAGAGCTGGATTAATACAGTTGTTAAATGAGTTAGGACATATACCAAGTGTTATAGTAAACACATGTGCAGGCAGTATGTACTTGGATGAAATATTTGATAGCCAGAATTATGGAAGATTTTTTAGACTTGACATGGCACGGTATGAAGCTATAATAAACAAGTACAATAGCTTAGCTTTAAAAGCTAGAATGACTAAAACAGAAGGGCCTAGAGTTAAGACTTATGCAAACAGGATTTCTGAAAAGCCTTTAAACCATTTATACGATCGTAAATTTAAAGTGAAACATAATGCTAGTGCATGACCCTTACTATGATGTTAAAGCTGTAAGCAACAGCTCTCTTAGACATATTAACCCAGCGGAAGGTGGGTCTGCTAAACTCTTTAAACAGCACTGGGAAAACTTAGGACCTAAGCTTAAAACAAGCAGCTTAGAGTTTGGAAGCCTATTACATCTTGCTGTATTAGAACCACATCTTTTAGACTATCAAGTTGATCAGAGCAATACCCCTGATAAAATTCGAGACATCTTAAAAGATTTGTATACTCAAACTATTGAAAGCGATGCACTTGCAGCCACTATTGTAGGAGAAGAGGTTGAAGTAGGACCGATCGAAGACTATGCCTACTCTATTATTGGAGTATGTGACAAGCACGCTTATGGCAGAACTTGGAAGACAGAGACAAGGATGAACAAAATACTCTCTTCTGGATATGAGTATTGGAACTTGTTGCGTAATTCTAAAAAGTTTATTATTACTCAAGCACAGCACGACTTAATGCAAGTCTGCTTAGAGTCTATTAAAAACAATTCAGCTGTAAATCAAGCTTTGTATGGAATTACAGGAAAAGGCGAGTGCGAAACTTTTAACGAGTTAGAAGTACACTGGTCTGATCCGATGCTTTCTTTTCCCCTTAAAGGAAAGATTGACAGGCTTCAAGTTAATCATACTGAAAAAACCTTTCAGATCATTGACCTTAAAACTACTAGCAAAGCTTTAGGTCAATTTCATGAGTCGTTTGAACACTATCATTACTATAGACAAGTAGCTTTTTACGAAGAAGCTGCTCGTTACTGGCTTTCTCAAAAGTATCCAGGGGAAAAATACGAAGGAGAAAACCACACAATTTGTGCTGTAGAAACTAAGCATCTTAATCAGTGCAAAGCTTTTACAATAAAGTCAGATAGTACAATCCGAGGCAATAATGAAATGTATGATTTGTTAGTTAGACTTGATCATCATTTTAAAAACAATGCTTGGAATAATGATTTAGAAACACTAAAGAATATAAGAGTATATTTATGATATGGATTTACTCTCAGATTTAATTCAATCTATCGATTGGAAATCAGATTATAATAAAGAATTAAAAAGAATAAGATCCGAAATATCTAAGGCCTTAGGTATTCCCCGGTCTTCTTTGGTTATCGGGCAAGACTCAGATGCTGAACGTCTTTATTGGAAACTATGGAATTTAGCGCGGGAGGATAGAGCTGTAAAGCGAAAACTCCGCATTAAAGAAATAGCCAATACTGATTTTAAGCATCTGAGTAATGCTCGTGCCAATGATCTTGCAACTTTACAGTACGCAAAAGAAATAGAAGCTTCAAGAGAACATGCTATCTACAGTCCTGACAACAAGACTGTGTATACTGCATCTAGTATTGAGCGTGCACAAGCGGCACACGATAAAAACATGAAGACTTACAAGAATTGTAATAAACGAATTAACAACATGTTGAATTTAGATTACAGTCATTTATCTCAAATACAAGTTTGGTACGGAGCTGAAGACGAGCCTGATAAAAGAGATTAATTACCGTACAAGGAGTAAGCTTGGTGATTTGCAATGCTTTCTTCTAAAGCGGTGTAATGTTTCCAGCCAAACGTTCCTCTAGCTAAGTACGACGTTGCTTTAACATCTCCGTATCTAAAGCCGCCTTCAAATCGATCCCATTCCCCTGTCCATATAGCTTTTAACGCTTCTACCCCTGCAAGTGCAATAAAGCTTATTGTTCGAACGGAAGGTATTGGATCTTTACCAATACGTTTTAAAGTGTCGCCAATTTCAAAAGGAGATACAAAAGTCAACATCTCTTTCTTTAAACGCTCTACATGATAGAGTAACTTTGCTTTGTAGAATTCATCGTTAACCAGGAAGAGTTCATCGTCATCAGAGTCTTCAATTTTAATCATTGAAGCAAGCAGCCAGAGAGCTGCAGTACTCGCCATGCCAGTCATCATTTCATACATAGCACGTTTAGCAGCATTAACAACGTGAGGTTGATCCTTGTATTGCTCCATTAAAAGACTGAATTTCATGAGTTGTTTTTCATTGTAGCTCGTCATGAAATACGTATGCATCATTTTACCAAATCCACGGTACCAACCAATTTCAGTTTCTTCGCGTGCTTCGCTAAATTCTTCAGCTGCAAAACGTTTAAAAATGCCGTGAGGAATCCATTTACGATATTGTAATCCTGCTTGACCTAAAGCATGTCTAGCAATTGTACCTTGATCTTCCTTGTTGTAAGCACCATGAATTCGCTGCAACCGACTAAGCAACTTTTGTTTAAAGTTTGCCAGCTCGTCTAAAGTCAGATCTACTTCACCGTAAGGACGAATGATTTTTGCTCCTTCTGGAAGTACAACTCCTTCTGCAGCCGTGTAATTCAGAGCTTCATACAAATTAGTCTCACTACCATCGGCTAAGATTACCTTTTGTCCAAGCATGTGTGCAATCATAACTTGATTTTGCATCAAGATTTCACCCATGTTTTGACCGTAAAACAAACGATTCATCCACACTCCCATTCTATCACGGACAAAAGAGATTTCTTTTTGATCCATAGTAACGTCGAAGAACTTGATCAGTCCGACTGTTTTGTTATCTGTAACAAACCCAGCCTTCTTTTTCCCATGTGCCATTCTGTGTAGCTCGCCATAGTTAGCGGCTATTTTTTTACGGGCATTACGCGAATCCTTGTTTGTATAGTAGATACCTCCTGCGTTTTCAATTCTTTGTTGAACCGAACCATACAAAAAGTTGTTTAACCAAGAAGAAGGGTTAAGACCAATACCCATCATAGAGTTGTAAGTCAGTATGCGATCTACAATTTTAGAAAAAGCATCTTGATCAACCCAGCCTTGACCAAAGTATCCTTGCAACATATGTTCCAACGATTTTTTAGCACGACTTTCACTTCCTGCAATGGTCTTCTTTTTAACTTGTTTTTCTTTACCAAATCCAATAACTGATTTGGCATCAATCTTAGAACTAATTAAACGCATGTTGTCGATCTGATCTCGAGAAGCCAGCGAAAATGTTTCAATAGTATCTAAGGCTTTTTGTTGGGATGCACTAACAATAAACTCTGCAATTGTTTCTTGCAGATTAGTCATAACTTTTTGCCCGTCACGAGTAAATAAGAACGAAGGTTGAGATCGCACATAGACAGGTTTATCTTCTGCATCTAATCTTTCTTGCAACTCTTCACCTGTAATTGTAATAAGCTTACGAGCTTTGTCTTCAAGCTCTGTAAATACAGTAAGCTCTCCCTCACTAAACTGAGGAATGAGGTTTCGGTCAAAAAATTTATGATCTCTGCCTAAAGCCGAACGCATTAGAGTTTTAAGATCCTGTATAGTTTGTTTTTGAACCTCAGTAAGCAGATCATACTTGTCATTTTTGTACTTGTCAATGACTTGAAGTCCTCCGTTTGGATCCCACTGGTCGTTCCGGAATTCATCTTTTACTTTCTCTTGCTTGTACTTACTAAAAGCTTTTGGCTGACGTTGACCTGCTCGATTGACTTCACTGTATTGGATGTCCCAGTCTCGTAACGCTTCTTCACCTTTAGCTTTAGCTGCAGCCCGATCTGTTCTGTAAGTTTTTAAATCTATTTCCCAAGTGTGATACTTCTTCCAAACTTTTTTGTCTACGTTAGCAAGCATGTATTCAATCTCTTCAAGACGAGCTTTGTCTTCTTGACTCATAACCCCGATCCGCTCGGCATTTTCTTTGATTGTAGCTTGCTCTTGCTCTAAAGCTTTATACTCTTCAGTCCGCTTTCGATGCTTGTACTTTGTATAGTACTCAGGCGTAAATTCTTGGATAGTATTTTCTGCTTCAAAAATTTTAACATCCTTAGAATTATCTCTATCCATATAGTATCTACCAGTAATAGGTGAGACAAACCGTTTGCGGTCTTCGTCTAAAATTTGCTCCCACTGATTACCTGCATCCAGGTACGTCTTGCTAATTTTATTCAGATTTGAAATCTCTTGTTGTGCTTCTAATCCATGTCTATCAAGCGTGCGTTTAACTTGAAGACTTAACAGTTTAAGCACAACTGCAGATTGTTCTTTAGACCCCATAAAACCTTCTCTCCAGAAACCACTATCTAAAGCGTATTTCCAGAGGTTACCGTCATCAGACAAATCAAAAATGTTAGTTGCTAATTTTCTAATGATAGGATCAGCTGAAGCTTGCTTAAGTTTTTCGCTAATAGCCTCTTTTAATACATTGTCTATACGTTTTACTTGACCCGTAAGCGTATCACCTAACTGACCTAAGCGCGCAATGTCTGCACTAGGAGCACGGCTTTTTTCTCCCGGAGCTTTTGGATTAAATCCAACTGCAGCTTGTTGCATATTTAACAATATCTGCCTTGCGTTGTATGCCCGGTTGTAAAACTGACGATCAATTTCAGTCCATTCTCTGCCTTTTATATTATCCAGGTAGCCAGCACTTTGCTCTAACAGCATATTAGTGTCAGAAACAACTTCTTCAGTTAAATCTGCTATACGCCCTACAATTTGAGAACGCATGTCACTTGTAAGTCTACCCAGAGTACGGTTATTGTTCATCAACGTTTCTAACAACTTAATCTCTTCGTCTTCAGAAATACCAAGACGACGCATATGTTGAATACGTTCTGCAATAACTTCTCTTACGCCTGTTAGCATTTCCATCTCATTTAAATGAGACTTTAATCTTTGCTCAGCTTCAAAAGATAAAAGGTTATTGATGTGTACATCTTTACCTCTAAACATGTTACGAGCCAGCTGTTCTGCAGCGTCTACTGTAACTTCTCTGCCCATAACACGGCTTAAGAATTTAGAAATAGCTCTAAAAATTCTACGGAAAACAGTTTGGATTTTACTTACACCTAACTCTTCTGCATACACCGTGTCGCCTTTTAAGCCCATAGCTGTAGCCAGGACTTCCATATCAAGATCACGCGTTGTTTTTTCAGAGTACAATGCTTGTGTGTCTCGGTAGAGCTGCGTGCCTCTTAATTCTTTAATAGCTTGCTGAACCAGGGGGTGGTTGTAGCCAAGCATTTCGATATAGATGTGTGCAAACTCGTGAATTAACGTGTCGCTTCTCATCTTGTCAGGATGAATTCTAATCTCGGCTTTACCCTCAACCATCTGCACTCCACCGGCACCTTCTATACTACTGTCAAGAATAACTTTAACTTCGACACCTGCATCTCTAAAGAGTTGTGTAAGCTTGGCTTTACGTTCAGCAAACTGACGTTCAGGTTTAGAACTTCTTCCTACTTTGCTTTCCTCTTTTATTTCAGATTTAGACATACTTTCAGTGTCTTCTACGCCGCGTTCAAACTCAGCGCGGAGTTCACTCATAGTTCTGTCTTCATGAAATCTGCTTGAAGTTAGAGGCCTAGTGATATAACCACGCTGTCCTCCAACTGTGAAATAAACACGTTGAACTTTATCTAGTGTAACCGCAACCATGCGATTAGTTTGGATAGCTTTTAAATGAGAGTTCTTACCTATTATTTCATAGACATTAGGACTAAGAGCAGCCAACAGTTTTATCTCAAGAGGATCTTGTATAGGATTCTCAAGCTCTCTAAAAAATACTTCTGGTAAGAACTTTGTTAAAGTGTCTCCACCAAAACGCCAGCCGCTACGCTCTGCTTCATATTCAGCCAGAGCATAGGCAAATTCTTTTACGGCGTTGTCTTCGCTTTCAGTTAGTTCTTTCCATGCTTCATAAAAATCTTGACCCATTTCAGGATCATGAATACGTTGATGATGATTAACATCAATAAATATGTTTCCGCTACCTACACCAAAGAGATTGCTAGAAGCCATAACAGCAGTATCACGGACGTATAAGTTTTCTAGTACAAACTTTAAGCTTGAGTCATTAGCAACTTTTTTACGACCAGCGTTACTCTTGAAGTAATCAAAAAAGTCTTGAATGTTCCAAGTCTGGTACTGCCCTTTTTTACGGGCAGGTCTAAGCTGAGATACATTCTCTACTCCTTTAAGCTCTCCCATACGCAAGTAAGAGCTAGTACCTTCCTTGCGTCTAGCAGAAATAAAAGCTTTAGATGCCATATATTTCTGGTGACGATCAGATTGGTCAAACGTAATACCTTCGCTTGACTCTAAAGCTTCGCTGAAATAAGGTATACCAAGAGACATTAAAATGTCTAATGTAGTTTGAGCAATGTCTAAGTTCTCTTTGACTACAGGCAAGTGCGTAATGTCTAACGGACTTCCTGCACCGCTTAACAAACTTTCAACACCTTCAAAAGTTTGTTGACCTGTAAGGAAAGGAATAAAAGTTGTACCTAACTCTGACAGCTTTTCTTCTTGAGTGCGCATCAACTTTTTAAGCGGCTCAAGTTTAAGGGAAAGCTCTGTGTTCCAAGCAATTACAGCTTTTAACCTCCAGTTGTCTTGGATTTTATTTTCTATTTCTTCCTCGGTCAACTCATTGTTGATATAGTCAATAGAATCTTGATCGGTTGCAGCTTCCCAAGCTTCCTCCATCGTAAAGCCAATCATGTGTAGATCCTGCCAAATCTGAAAGTTGTTAAGTCCAATACCAAGTTGACCGTACACAGGGTCTATAGCACCGTCCATAGATGCACCAACTGTTTGTGCATTAAAACGAATACGGTCTGGCGTTAATGATCTCCACGTTACTCTAGAAATCATCTTACCTCCCGGAGTTTCAATGTCTGCATCTAAATCAAATGCAATTTGATACCGTTGCAGATTCAACCAGAACGTATTGTTCTTTGCAGAAATACCTTTTAGTCCAATACCTGCAATGTTGTCTTGGAACATACGCTGGTGAGACAAATAGGAGTATGGGTTTTCCGCAACATAAGTATCAAGATTAACGCCTTCTATTTCCCTGCCTGGAAGTTTACCAGCTTGGTTTAAAGTCTCCCTAAAATTTCTAAGAATTACAAAATCTTGTTCTTGCAGTACTTCTTCCTCAAATATTTTAGGATCAGTAAGAACTTCAAATACAAGTTGCAAATACTCATTCCATACAGATTCGTATGCAGACAAATCTTCTTTAGACTTGTGTACTTTCCAGTTGAGATACAACTTGTCGTTGTCAAAGTCAGAACCCATCTGCGCAACAAAGTCCGGCGGTACAAGCATACCGTCTTGACCTTCAGGGAGGAAGCCTATTACTTTAATTACTGCAGAAGTGTTTTTATGCTCGCCTGGAATACGATAAGCCAGCATAGTGAGAACACGATCCGGAATAGATTCGATAGGACTGTTTCGATACTCTGCCGGTAAGAAAGCTTTAGACACAATAACTTCAGCAGGAAGAACCTTACCGTCTTCTAAACGCATACCTTTTAAGCCATCTTTAATTCCCAAGTCTGGCATTTGCACCTGCATACCTCCCGGTATTTTTAAATGCTTGTAGTCTCTATGTAAAATAGCAAACAATGCGTTTACCATAGGACGAGCCATCATAGGATTGTTAAGAGCCCTATCCTTACTACGCAGCATTTCAACCAGAGCTTGGTTGTTTTCGTCAACGTGCTCCAACAAGAACTCGCGTAACTTATTTCCTTTTAAAACAGGTATAACGCCATCGTACTTAATCTGACTATTACCTTCTTCGTCTAGCTCAGTTTCAAAGAAACGATTTAACAGTTCTGCATGCTTCATGCTTAACAGCTTGCGTTCTTTACGAAGCAACTCAGTAACCATCTTAGTTCCAGAGACACCTCTAGGACCAACACGTTCTCTACCGTGCAGATTTCCTGTAACAATTTTACTAACCTGTGTCATCCAACCTGTAGTGTTGTTGACTGACATATGCTGCGGGTTGTGAACTTGGTGACGGTAGTGGTCAACTGGTAACTCCTGTACAATCGAAGCAATTCCCTCGTCTAAACGATCTTCAATAAAATTACCTTGAGCGTCAAACAGTTCAACCGGAGTATACTCTCCTGATTTTTGTGCAGACTCTACATGAGCTTGATCCAAATTTTTGGCCTCTATGTAACGCAACATACCTTCAAGCCCTGCTCTCTCAGAGAGAGGATTACCTTTACTGTCTCTAAGAAGAGCAGGCACAAGAGGTAAAACAGCTGTTTTTAAAAAGATTGTTTTACCCTTATGCTTTCCAAAGTACATAGGTTTGTACGGTGTAATTAACGCAACTGTATCTTTGTTATTAAGCTCCTGGTTGTTCAGTGCTTTGTCAATAGCAATGCGTTTTGCATCAGTTAGCTCTCCGTGGTCTTCAAGTAAATCACGATAAAACTGCAAGGACATATAAGTCACACCGTCTGCACGGTCTACTTGTGAAACCCAGTCTAAATCAATCTTAGGTTCTTTTATAACTACAGATCTAAAGGTTTGTCGGTCTTGGTAACGAGCAGATTGTCTTGCGTTTGCTGTACCATTAGACTGAGGGCCTTTAGCTCTCTTTTGCATCTTGACCGTATTGTATCCAAACTCTGCATGAGTACCAGAAACCCAATGCGCGTAGTCTCTATGCGAGATATAAGTAGCAGTTACTAAATCATTGAGGTGATCTGCAACATGCTCAGTAAAGGTCATACCTGCTATGGGACCTGCGTCTGTCATCTGTCCTATTTCAAGAAAACGTTGACGCACAAAAAGATCAGCAGCTTTTCTTAGTTTAGGATCAGCCATAATTAGCTTAACCTCTTTTTCAAAATGCGCTTCTATATGTTTTACTGGATCTTGTGCTTCAGCAAGACCTGGAATAGAAGCATTTTCTCCATGTGCTGCAATTTCTTCACGAGCAATACGAGTAAGCAACTCTCGTTTTTCGTTGTCTTTCATGTCGTGCCACGCACTACGAACTAACCATGTGTTTTCTGCATCAGAAGGTGTGGGTACTGCAACATAAGAAAGCTCCATAATTGCTCCATCCGATTGAGGAACTCTATGAAACAACGCATGTAAATCATAAGCCAGCTTTTGCTCTCCTCGTAAATTGGTATAAGGGGTGTTGTTTAGATACCCAAACCTTACAATGAAAGGAGAATGTGCATTACTAAGCCAAGACGTTTTAGTGCCTTCTCTAGACACCCAACTCGTGCTTCTCAAACTTGGATCTTCTTCAAGCCTTTTATTAAAGTGTGCTGGATCATTAAGTAACCGTTCGGTCTCTTCAGTAACATACGACGGAAGCATGCGAGAGTAAACATAGGTTCCCTCACCATTTCTATACTTCAGCGCAACGGCTCCCATATCAACCTCAATAAGCTGACCTAAAATGTTAGATCTAAGCTTAGCAACAAACTTATTGGTAGCAATACGCTTAGTCTTTAAGTCTTGTGCTTGAGTAATGGGTTCTACTTGTTTTAAAATTTCAATAAAATTTGTAGAAAATGCACGAAGCTCGCTGTTTGTCATAGTTGACAAACGGAACTCTAATGCTCCAATTTGAATTGTGTTTAGTCCAAAATCCTGAACCGCTTCTGCCAGAGCTTCACGGTCTTTAAAAGTTTGCAATGCTTTGATACGATTCAAGAATGTACCATCAGAAATATATTCTGCTGTTGTTTGAATGATACTGGTTCTGTTGTAATTAGTTAAAACGTCAAGAGGCTCTTGTGCTTTGTGAACTTTAGGAGCCTTAGACAATTCACGTTTTTGCTGACCGTACATGTCGTAATAACTAATTACATTATTACTAACATTAAGTTCGGCTGTGTCCGCTTTCTTCATTGATACGAAGAACTGAGTCTGCAATATTTTATCTGAAGTTTTAAGCTTAGAATATAGAAACAATAAATTAGGATTCTTTACAGACATTTGTTCAAGCCTGTACATCATATCTTCTAAAGAAGTAGCGTCATTTAAATGATGCAATAAGTAACCAAAAACTTGATTAAAGTCCATTACTCTGGGAAGACCCGTCCGACTCATCTTGTCAAACTTGCCTTCCTCTTTGATCTTTTCCATTAACTTCTTTAACAGCTCCGCCTTTTGTTTAGAAGGCATAGAACGGCGAAGCAATTGTCTTAAATCAGATGTACCGGATGTAGGCAACATAGGAACAGATCCAATAAGGTTCCTAACACTTGCAGGAATTTTACTTTTAGGATCAATCGTTTCCATACTCTTACCGCCGTATTGTTCAGCAGCAGTAGTACCAGTAATTGCATCTGCTTTTAAAGAGTCAAATATTCTGTTACGAATAGAAGTCTTACTTGCAAAATATTCAACCAGGTTTTCAGAGCTTTCAACCATCTCTTCAATAAGAGGATCAATAACGTCTGTATTTACGCCGTCTTCTCTCATGAAGTGCAGTGCACCGTGTATAATGCCATAGCGTCTAAACGCTAATCGAAGCATGCTTTTTGCGATGTCTGCTTTTACTTGGTTATTTACAACCACTTCACCTGTATCAGGATCAATTTCTTGAGAAAGTCTATTTATGTTAGTTACAATCGAGATAACATCAGAAGCACCTTCGACAGATCCGAACTTTTTAGTAAGATAACCAGTAGCATTATTTATGCCCTGTTCTAACGAAGGAGCAGTTTCTAATATACCCTTATACTCAAAGACAGTGTCTATCACTTTGGCAATAGCCATGGGCAAATGCTGTTCGAATTCTTTGCGAGTAGGTGTGTCAAAGGGCGGAGCCTTCATAAACCTATTCATAAACTGCAAAGATCTCTGACTAGGCTTCTGAGCAAACTTACCCTTATTGATGTGTTGCATCAATCGACGCGTTTGGTACTGTCTTTGGAAAATAGATTTAACTAATTCATACAACTCAGAGAAAAACCTACGGATAACGCTCTTGTCTTTCATAGACAAGCCTTTTGTTACCATATACTCTCTAAAGGTCTCTGCAAGTTTTTCATTTAAAGCATAGTCTTTTAACTCTGCATTTGTAATTGGCTGGGTGTCAAAGTCTCTTTGCGGATTAGCATCGATAATCTCAGCACGCGCAGCTTCTAAATCTTTTTCTGTAATTGTATACTTACGTTCAGCCTCAGCCATCACCTTAGCTCTACGTGCAGGAGACAAAAACACATCAGTTACCGCGTGAAATGCCTCGTGATACTCTGTACCTACAACAGCCTCGTCACTAACAACAAGCATCCCTTGCTCCCATACTCCATACGCGCGTGTGCCGCCACGTACAATCAAACCTTTTACACGTTTAAAGCCAAGTTGAGGTAAGTTTTCTGCAAACCAAGCTTCAGCTTCTGCCATATCTTGATCAGTTGCAAGTACGTTAAGTACACCAGAGCCCATAGCTCTTTCATGAGATAAGAAAGCTCCACCAAATGGAAAGAAAGGATCAGTACCTGAAGGGTCTTCTGTGTTTGTAGGCTTAGAAGGCTTGGGAACTCCAGATGTAATTAGCTTTTCAGCTGCAACAATTCTGAGTTTAATGTGAGTACGCTCTGTATCAGGAAAATACCTACTTCCTTCTTGTCGATTAGGAGCGCCTGGATATGTAAAAGAAATTGTTTCTCCTGATGCATTTGTAACAGGAGCAATTGGAGAGTTTACAGACTCCATTAACCTGTCTATTAAAGCTTTACCTCCCAGGTAATCATCAACTTGACTTAGGTCTTGAATAAGAGTACCATCTTTACTTACAACAATAGAAGGGCTGAATGGAAACTCTCGCATCATTTCAAGATCTTGCAACTCACTGTCGTCAAGAGCTTGCATTCCGCTTTCTTCATGGCGAAGTCTAAAGACGTCCCTTCCGTTCTGCCTAAGCAAGAAGCTACCATCAGCTTCATTGTAAACAATACCTGTATCAATGGTACTATTAGGTGTTGCAACTACAGTGTACTGACGAAGTTTAGATGCTTTAGTTGCCGCATCAAGTTTAGGATCTTTAAAAAGATCTATGACTGCATTGTCAATGCCCATTTTTTCCAAGGACACTTTAGGCACACGAACATAAATAAGGTTACCTCTATCATATACAGGAGCATAGACTTGACCAATACCATAGTTAATTCCATCTTCTTCTAAAAGCAAACCATCTTGATACGGATTGTCAATTGCTTCTCCTGTTTGAAGACTGTACATACGTATATTGCCGTCAGCATCAGGTAGCATAACCGCAACCCCATGCTCATTGATAGCGTCTCTTATCTCAACAATATCTCCTAACTTAACCGTAGAATCTGCAGAAGGTCTAAGTAGATTACCTCGCGCAGACCCTTGATCGTTAGGAAGTTGCTGAAACTTAAACACATCTTCAGCCAAACCTAGTACAACAGTATCTGTATTTTGAGCAGCAAGAGCTTCTCTAAGTTGTATTAAACGATCTATATTAATCAGGGCATCAATAGCATGTGTATGCGTATTGAGATGCATCTGATCTTTAAGATTTAAGGTAATAGACTCTTTATTAAACGCTTCTTGTTGACGTTGAGCCTGTCCCATCAAAGTATTAATCTTAGGCAAATAACCTAAGCGTACTTTTTCTCCACCTATTTTAGCAAAAATAACCCAGTTAGTCTCAGACCCTGGATCAACGTCGTATTTAAACTCAGTACTATCCTTGTTATTTGGGTTATGTTGTAGCTTTTTAAGCCCTTCAAGCCCTTGACCTTTAGTATTGACGCCTTTGTTAAGCTTTACGCTTGATACTTTTTCAGGAGATTTATATTCAGTATCGTCCTTTTCAATAGTAATCTTAACGTTAGTCTGCTCACCTTCATTTTGAGCTTCAATAACTTGTAAGATTAACCCCCAAATTCTTGCCTGTTCTTCATTTAATTCCAGGCTATCTCCTTCTTTTAAACGAGTTTCTAAAAACCCAAGACCAAAGAGATCGTCTCCAACAGTTAAAGGACCGCCTTTAGTAAGAGCCTCAAACAATTGATCCATATAGATGGCAACTCCATCAGGAACAATCATACCCTCACGTTGTATTGTTCGGTCTAAAGATTCTGCAGCTCCTTGAATTTCTCGAGCCACTCTAATAATATGATTACCAAAAGGCTGTAAGTTTAATTCTTCTGTAAGGCTAAACAGAGTATTATTAATAGTAAAAACATTAGAAAGATTTTTACTAGACGCTTCATCTAAGACAACTCTTTTCTGTTCGCTTTGAGCGTTTACCTGAGAAATAATTTTTGCAAATGTTTCTCCTTTTTCTAAACCTTCAAGAATAGCACCTGCTATTTCATTAAGGTTTTCCATAGCTTCATCAGCTTGAATTAAATCTTTTTTAATAGCGTCATAAAGATTTACTTCTTCGCCTTGCGCTGTAATTACTACAAAGTTGGGAACAAAGTCTTCAATAGCTTTATTAACAATAGAATCTGAGATGTCTTGCATGTTACTAGACATAGACAACCTCGAGTTTCCTAAAATATCTTTAATAGCAGCAGCCTTTTTATTACGCTGACTTTTTAAGTTTTCTAATTCAGAAGGATCCAATTCAGAAGATGCAAATCGAATAGCAGTTTCAATATCACTTAACTCTTGAAGTAATGGTTTTAACTGACCTCGTACTGCGCTTTCACTACGTGCAGGCTTTAGCTTTCTACCTTCAACTGTATCTAGCGGGTCCAGTGGAACAATAGTTTGAAACTGAATATCACTAACTTCTTGAACTAATGTGTTTTCGGCGCTAGGGTACTTAAGGCGGATAGCAATAATGTTAAGATCCTTGGCAACAAATCCATAACTGTTTGCCATAAGAATCCGATACAGACTTAACTGACGTTGATACCGTTCTCTCTTAGAGAGCTCTCCAATATTGTAAGGAGTATCAAATTTACTTTCACCCTTGTTAGCTCCACTTTGATGCACGTCTTGAAGACTATGCTTCATAGTTTTCATATCGTAAATCCGAACATTGCCTTGCTTATCTATTGTAATCAAGTCAGCACTTCCAGCAATCCCTAACTCCTGATTAACTAAGAGTAAATCTTCAGTGTATGCAGTTTCTCCGGTTTCTTGAAAATCTTGTCTAAGTTGTTGAAGCTGAGCAAGAAACGCATCAAAACGAGCTTCTGCCTCAGGTACATCCATATTCATAAGACGCTGCATTGCAACTTCTTTAACAAGGGTGTTAGCAAAGAAGTCTCTTACAATTTGGTCTACAACATTACCTAAGATTAAAGCAGATTGAAGTTGAGGCGCAGATGTATCAAGCTCTTCGCTACTTACAACTTTACTTACACGAGTATAATATTTATCAGTACGAGTGTCGTAATAAGCATTAGGAACCTTACCAGGGTTTTTGGGATGACCTGGTTCTAATACAAACTCAGTAAGCGCAGCCATATTAGCAAGCATAGCTTCTGCTTCTGCAACTGCTTGCGGATTCTCCGTTTTACCTGGAGGTGTAGGAGGTTCTTGTTTTTTTCCTTTGTTCTTTTTAAGATCTTCTAACCTTTGTTTTGCAGCTTTTAAGATGGTGTCTTTACCCATCATTTTAGCACGCTTAATAATGTCTTTTAAAACCTTTTTATCTGAAGTCTTTTTAATGGTTGCAAGTGCAAGTTTTTCTGAGTTTTCTTCTCGTGTAATACGATCTTGTTCCGCAGCTTCTTCAATCTCTTCAATTCCTTCGTCAGATTGCATATAAGCCAGTCTTTGCTTAATTGCATTAAGACCAAGCTCTTCCATCATAGCAGTTTTTTCCTCGTCTGTAATCTCTTTTTTCTCGTCTTTAACCTCATTTAAATCAACGTCTTCAGCAAGAAGATCTGCTTCAATTTGACCTTCAATTGCTTCATATTGAGCAATACGATCTTCAAGCATTGCTCTACGAGTATCATCGTTTTTAAGCCGTGGATCTTCGAGAAGACTTTGTATGACTTCGCGTTCAGTGCGAAGCTGCTGAAGCATAGTCTTTCTAGCATAATTTTTTCTATTACCGGAAGGAAGCTCAATACCTTGATTCTTAAGCTCTTCCATAATCGCCTCTTGCTGGCGAATGTCTTTTACAGTATTTGCATATCTAGCAATGTAATAACCAATTGCATCTTCACTAAGACCTTTCTTTCTACCAACTTCTATAGCTTCTTTTATGGTGGCTTCTTCGGCGCGAAGCGATTCAACCATCGCATCTTGCTCAGCCATTAACTCTTCTTTAGTGCCCAAGCCCATACGAGAAAGCTCTCCCATAAACTCTTCGCTCTGTATTTGCTCAACCAATTGATCTATGCGACCTGCAACAGTAGCGCGTTGTCCCAAGAAAGAGAGCATGTCTTGCTTAACTTTATCAGCCTCTTTATACTTGCCTTCTTTAGTAAGAGTTGAATGTTGCTTTATAAATGTTTGTATAATGTTATGAGTCTCTTTGTAATGCTCAAGCTCAGTATTATCCTTTTTACTTATTAAAGAACCAAGCCCATTAAAAACTCCGCCACCAAACATACCAAAAAACGCACTCTCCCAGAAGCGATCGTCTTGAACATAATTATTAAGACGATCTGAATGTGATCCAATAAAGTTATTTTGAAGTCTATGTGCAAGTGCAACACCTTCCTCTGCACCATAAAAGTTGACCATCTCTTCAACTCCTTCAGACCCAGATACAAGTCCAAACTTTCCAACTTTCCCTAACTTTTGCGCATAAGTTTTTGCCCACGATGGCATAACCATGCCTTTTGTAGCGTTACCTCCTTCTCTAATAGCCCTACGAGTAGTGGATGCTCTTCTCCCTGTTCTGCGTGCAAGCTGAGCTGCACGGCCCAATCGCATGATAGATCCAACCTGTATTAAATCAAAGAAGAGGTTTGTGCTATTTATAGCGTAAGAGCGCATAGCAGCTCTATCTCCTACGTATTCTGCTAGTTCGTACTTATTTCTAGGAGCTCTTCCATTCTTAGCAACAAAGTTTTTGTAAGCCATAGTTCCTTCCATTTCAGACACAGTCATAGAACTGTTTAGGAATTCACTTTCTGCTCGTAAAAAAACGTCTGCTCCTTCACGAGTGTTTTCAGCATGACGCATAAATGCTGCCATATTAAAACCTTCAGCCAAACGTCCTGCCGCTTTAGCTTGAATCTGAGAAGCTTTAAAAGCTTTTCTATAACCTTTACCTAATTTAGCAGCTCTAGCTAAATAACTTGCTGCTTTCATTCCACTATAACCAGGAATAAGAAGACTAAACGTACTTAAAATATTGGGTATGTTGGTTCCCCACCAACCTGGATCAGCCCATTGAAATGACTTTTGTGGATTGTATTGAAATATAGGAGCATACGTTTGCATGTCTTCACGCGTAGCGCCTCCCATACGAGTAAGCATGTTAGTACCTCCTGGGTCACCTATAAGTCCTAGAGAACCAAAGCCTTCTAACGCACCTCCAAAAACTTCACCAATAAGACCTTGATATAAAGTGCCATTAAGTATTTTTTCACCTGGTGTTTGATTTTTAGCAGCTTGCGTTTCTCGTAAGTTTGACATGGCAAAATCAGGAGAATAACCAACGTAGCGTTGAACTCCACCTTCAGAAATACCTAACTGAAGACCGCTGCTACCATACGTAATCTGAAGAGGCTTATTAATAATTTCTTTCTCTTCTACTCCTAGACTTTCTAAGTTGTTTAAATAAAATTCAGCTGCAGCAACATCAGTGGTACTTACACTTTTTGATAACGTATCTGCTATGTCTTCCGGAATAAATCCATTTTGAGCTAAAACGTAATAAGCTTGAGGCGTTTCAACTCTTGCAATAGCAGCTGCCCATTGCTCTGTGGGAATGTCCTTGATAGGAGTATCTCTAGTAATGTCGTAACCCGAGCTTTTAAAAAACTTTTCAAGAGTTGTAATGTAGCCTTCAGTGTTATTTTCAGTTTTAGGAGAATACACTTCCATAACTTGAGCTAAGGTGTAATCACCTGTAACACCAGTACCTGTTTTTTCTCCAGGCTGAGTCCCCTGGTACAGTTTAAGCTGACGCAAAAGCGCATTCCAACCTGTAGTCATATCAGGAAAGACTGCAAAGCCGTCGGCTATGCTAGTCTGACCTTTACCTTGTCTAAGCGCACCTGGATTAAAATTTCGAAGCCCTCTTTGATAATCAGAGTTAGCAACTTTAGCAGGTTCTTTTGGCTTGTTAGAATACAAGCTTGTCTTGTTAAATTCAGCGTTGTCAAATATGACGTTACCTCCTTTATCAAGATTTTTGTTTTCAGCAACAACTACTTCTGGCTCTTTAGGAGATTCAACTGTAGCCGTTTCCGGTTTAGCATCTGAAGTAACTTCCGGTTTAGGAAGCTCAGGCTCTTTGACTGTAGTAGTATCTTTTTGAGGTTCTTGTACTACAGGGCTTTCGTCCTCTGGACGATCTGTAGGAACAGTTTCGTTTTCAGGCGCAACCCTAGCTTCAAGTGTAGCTGTAGAATCAGGGACTTGAGTATCAGGAGTAGTAGTCTTATCGTCCATTATTCTGCGTTTTTATCTGCATTCAACCGAAAGTAACGATGGATTAAGCTACTTACAGCCAATTCCATCGTACCAAACTCCTCGTTCAAAATATTATTTTCGTCTTCATCCTCAAAGTAAAATCTTCCACTATCATTTCGTTGAGGAACAATTTTTTCTACGTTTAATAAACGTTCCATTTGAATTATTCCCGGAAAGGTTAATCTTTCTAAAGAATCAGAAGTACTATTTTTATTTCTTATAGCGCTTGCACTTGCGTCCCTAGTAATTTCAGGAACCGAGTGAGCTATATAAACTGGAAGAAGCGGGTTATCTGCATTTGATCCCTCACTGTCTAATCTCTTTTGTACGGTCCTAGCTACACCTTGAGAGATGTTAAGCATCTTATTGTCAGGAAGTACCATTTGAAATACTGCTTTTTTAACTCCGTCTTTTCTGTTAGAGCTAAAGGGTATGGTTACCTCAAACATGCCGGGTGCATTTGTAGAACCAACTTGAGTCAATTCTAACTTATCCCATTGGAAAAACTCTTTCTGATCTAGTTTATCATAAATGTCTTTCCAATCTTTAATCTTACCATCTTCTGGATCAACTGCTTGTATAACTCCAGGTCTCATATTACCGTTTCCTTGAGGAAGCATTGTGTTTGCTAAAAGCATACTAGCTTGGTCTAAAGCATCTTTATCTGGAGTTATGTTACCGTTTTTAGCAATGTCAACAAACACACTAGATGCTGGAACGTATTGAGGAGACATAGAAATATCAGCGATTCCTTCATCGGTAATGTAGTCTTCTAAGTTTTGTTGGAAGATAGTCTTACCTGTGTACGCTTCTAAAGCGTCTTGCATCTCTTGCGCTTGTTCTTCACCTAAATTAAATCGATCAGACTTTAACATTCTGCCAACCTCATCCCAATCATATTGGTTTCCTGTTGAAGCTGTTATAGGATAGTTTGAAGGATTTTCAATAGTGTCAAAAAAAGCTTCAGGGGTATCAGAGTAGTCTAACATTTCCTCAAAATAGCCTAATAACGCAGGTGAAATACTTTCGTCTTCGTTCGGACCTAAAGGCACCCCTCCAGAAGCTGTACTAAATTGAGTATCCTTTAAAAGCTTTTTTATTTGCTTTTTATAATCTTCGCTAGGATTTTCTTCATACCCATTTCTAACTATGTCAATAACGGTTTGAGCTTCGACAGATTCATCTCGATCTTGATAAAAAAGACCTCGAATCTCTTCGTCTGTAAATTGCTCAAGTATACTAAGCTGCTCTGCATTCAGGTCAACACCACGACCTTTTTCAAATCCTTTACGAATCGTTTCAGTCATGGCTTGACGCTCGTTAAAAATTTCATATGTTTCTGCACTAGATGACCCTCCTTTTTCAAGTTTTTGATCTAACTCAAATACATAAGGTCCCGATTTACCAAATGTTTCAAACTTCTCAACCTCAAATGGTTCCTTAACAATATAGCTAGGCTGGTTAGATTCAAATATGAAATCACTATACACACCATTTCCACTGCCACTGCTGCCTTTGTTTCCAGAAACAGAAAAAGATATATCTGTACCTGCATACTTTTCGACAACCGGTTGAACATATTTAGCCTCAACCCAGTTTTGAAGGTCTTGGGATGTTTGTGGATTTTCACCTTGGTTGTAACGGTAGCGATCAATTAACTCTCTACGAGTTTTCGGATCTTGAAGAAGTCTATTGGCAGCAATGAAAGCAACGCGTTCAGGAGTTGTATCCGTTTTTTTGATCTGAACTCGGTTGTTGTTTTCATCCGTGTAATATGCTCCAACAAGATTGTTATTTTCGTCAAATTGACCTTTCTCTATTTCAGTGTTAATACCTGCAACTGATTTGTCAGCAAGTCCTTGCATATCAAGCTCCTCGTAAAATGGAGTTTGTCTAAACACTTGTAAGTCTTCTGCACCTCCTGCTTGAGTATACTTATTAAGGGACTCTTTAATCTTTTGCTCTTGGAATGGAGATACTCCTTTTTCTCGTGCAGCTGCTACATCTGCCATATAATTCTTGTAAGTCTGTTGAACAGATCGAAGTTGAGGATTAATGGCAAAGTCTCTAGCCATAGACATAATGCCTGCAGTAGCATGCTCTGGAGCTTTACTATATTCTTCAATATCTTTTCTTAGCTGCTGTCCGTAGGAATCTAAATACGGTTGATCTCCTTCAACCGCTTTAATGTTACCATAAGCTCGAGCTAATTGATCCATAGTAGCAAGACTCGTATCATGCCGAGTTTGCAATGTTCCAAGTGTATTTCTAAGCTCTTCAATAGGAGAACCGACATACGTTTTTACATAGGGATTTACCCTAAGGCTTTCAAATGGGTTGTTGCTCATGGTTAATCATCTTCCGGTGTTAAAGTTCCGTCTTGCAACGCTTGTAAAAAACGTTGAAACATTCCTTGATCGTAGGCTTGACTTTGAATTGATAATCCTGTTCTAGCCAAATCTCGTTCATACTTATCTTGTTGTAAGTTACTAAACTTAGTTCCCAAATCCTGTCCAAAAGTAGCTTTAGCGTTAGCCTTGTTTACATCAAATTGGTATTGATTTGTTCTATTAGCAAAATCTACATTTTGACGTTCTCTTCTAGTGTCTGAAGCTTCACGACTTGCAGCATCCCTAAGCTCAAACTCTTTAGTTAATTGATCTGCAGTAAGTTGTGCTCTGTTGCCAGCACCTTCTCCATACATTCTACTAAGTGCAGCTGCAGTCATTTGAGGATTACTAAACTGGCTTTCCACACCTCGTTTACCCGCAGCTAAATCTTCTCGCAACCCAGCTTGTGCAGGATTATAAACCATACTCATATCTGTTTGCGTATTACGATACTCAGGCATACTCATTTCAGGAGGAGCCTGCATTTTGTGAATAGTTGCAAACGTATTGATATCTGGAATAAACTGTGCAAACTGCGAAAGGTTTGAAGGGTCAGGAACTAATCCTTCTATCTGTTCAGGAGTATATCCAGCATCTTGCATTTTAGGCAAATAACCACCATAGCCCATCATAGGATTTGCTTGCGGAGGCATCATTTCAGGAGGCGTCATTTGCGGCATACCTTGAGCAGGTCCTTGAGGCATACCAGGAGGCATACCTTGCCCCGGCATTTGCCCTTGTCCTTGCATCTGTTGCATCTGTTGCATTTGAGCCATTTGCTCTTGCATCTTTTGACGCTCTTGTTCCTTAGCCAACTCGTTTTGAACTCGTGTAAGTTTTGAAATACGGCGTTGATAGTCTGACTCTGTTACAAAATCATCTTCAACGCTTCGCATTTTCTTGCGGTATTTTTCAATAGCAGCAGTGACATCTGCCATTGCGTCCGCATATGTTTTTTTCTTAGCCATTAGAATCGAAGTTTTCCGTTTGATCCGTAGATCTTTTTTTGCATCTCTTTAGAGAGCTTCAGCTTATCGCTGTATATAAATGCACTTTCATCCTGTCCCATCTTTACGCCACCACTTGATGCAGAGTGTTTATCTCCGTTAATCATTTTTACATTAGAACCAAGGCTAGTTAAATAGCCGTTTTGATCCGTATTAGGTACATCACCAGGTTTGTGAACTATAACTTCACCGCCTTCTGCGATGTAATCAAACTTATCTGTATTGCCTCCGTATTTATAAGGAGAAAGTTCTTGTTGCCTTTCTTTTAAAGGATAATCTTTAGCAAGATCAGTGCTCATTAAATCAAGACCCAGTGCTTGCTCAAAACCTAGAAGAGGAGCTTCTCGTCTAATGCCCTGCACAGCTTCTCTCTTTCCATACTTACCTAAAGGAAATCCTACATTACGACCTTGTGCATACTTTTTTACACCTTGTAAAGCGGTACGTTTAGCTAAGGTTCCTGCAAGTTTTGAAAAAGGTACAAGACCTAACATAGTGTCTACAGGACCAAACACATAGTCTGTCCTACCAGAAGGAGGAAGATTTAAATCTGCATAAGGATTACGAAGACGGTACATAGCTTCTGCACGAGCTTTAGATGCATCAAATCTAGGATCGTCTGCTCTAATACTAGGTCCTTGATCTTTCCCTTTAGGAGTAGAACCTCCGTTTTGAAAAGAATACTTTTCTTTATATGCAGTAATTTCCTCCTTAGTTAAAGGAACTTCTTTCCATTGTTTACGCTTGTCATCCCAAACACGCTTTGCTCTAGGGATTTGACCAGTGCGGGTTGATCCAGAGCCTCCAGTATTAGCCGCGTTATAAATGTAAACCGGTTCTGGTTTTGCCTTTGGTGCAACCGGAGTCTCCTTCTTTTTAGGAGTAGGGGGAGGCGTTGTTTTTTTAACAGGCTCTGGTTTTTGAGCAACAGGTGCAGGTGTATCAATAGGATCGGAGCTTCCAAGTCCAACTGAATCTAAAGGATTACTAGTTAAAGTTTTTGTAATGTAATTCTTAGTAACTGGAGCTAATTTTACTTCTTGAGTAGGCTTATCATATGTAGCATTGTAAGAAGAGTAAGGATCCATTCCTACTCCTCTTAACATACGCTGCTTAAAGCTATCACCGCTAGTGGCATCATAGATGCCGGTAGGTTTAATAGAAGGATGACTTACTTCATAGTGAGTAAGTTTTGTAGGATCTTTTGCAAACTCTTCTTTAAATCGTTTCAGATAAATTAAAATACCGGTTTTCTGTCATAGGAAAAGATTGTTCTTGAGGAACCATCCTATTTTCTGCAAAAAAACTAGAACCGCCTCCAGTATCCCTAGCCGAAGGAACTCCATCCTTTAACTGTTGAGCAAAGTTATATAGATTTAAACTATCCATATAAGCGGTAAGTGCAGGATCTTTAGAGCTCTCAACAAGTTTAGCTGGATCTGTTTCTCCGCCTTCTTCAAAGCTAATCTTAACTGTATCAGGCTTAAACTCTTCCGGGTTTATAGGAAGACTTCCAAACATAGCCGGGTTGTACGGAGCCTGTACATTAGGAACTAACATATCCATTTTAGGCTCAGACTTCGGTTTAGGCTGAGCAGCTTCTGCTTTATACTTAGGTAATCCAAGTGCCTTAGCAGCTTTACGATGTATTTCAAAACTGTTTTGACGAGTAGTTCGTAAAGAGTCTGCTCCCCTCCAATGATGGTCTGCCCAAAAATCTTTAAGTGGCTCTTCTCCCATTCCTAAAGCTGCAAGATCTACAGTTTTATCCATGAGTTTATCTGCCATCCACAACATTTTTTGTTGCTCTACAGTAAGCTTAGAAAAATCTTCGGTTCCCTCAGCTGTATTCCATTTGGGATTTGGCTTTTTCCAAAGTTTAGATAAATCTCTAAGCCTGTTACTTGCAGCTAGTGCAGAAGGTTTATCGTATTGACCAATACCGCGACCTGGACCACTTCCCATTTGCTGCCTTTGCGGATCCATTCCAGACTCATGATAAGCCATAGTATCTATAGCTGCTTCAAAATCATAAGGATTCGCAGCAGTAGAACGAGTATCCGTCATATACTGGTTAATCATGTCTAGAGTTATGCTGTCACCTTTAGGAATGTACTTTGCTTTTGCAGGACCTTTTTTATCTCCACCTTGAACTAACCCCCCTTCTTCATAAATCTGGTCTTTAACGCCTTGAGTTGGAACGTTAGCTAAAATTTGTTTAGACTGAAGTCTTGTGCGTGCATTGTCTTTAGCAAGAATAGTTTTAGTTGTAAGCTCTTCTGCTCTTGCGTTATTTTCAAACTTTTTTCTTTGTATTTCTCCAATGCCTGCGCCTATAAGGCCTCCAGCCACTGTACCTAGAGGACCAATCATAGAACCCAAAGCAGCTCCTTGTAAAGCTCCTCCTCCCATAGCACCTAATCGACTATAGTTGCCATCCTTTTTATCTAGTTCTTGAATTCCTTTACCTAAGAGACCTACTCCTAAACTTGCAGTCGCGCCAGCCTTAGAACCTAAAAAGGTTCCAAACTTAGTTCCAGCTTCTTTTGCACCAGCTGCTGCAACTTTAGCAGCTAGTTTTGGTCCAGCCTTTCCTGGAAGTTTAGACAAAAGCTTGGCTGCATGTGATTTAAAAACGTCTTCGCCTACTATTTTTTTAAGTGTACT